CCCATCTAATTGAGATGGATCTGGCATTCCAATTTCATTTATTCCAGCAGCCAACTGTGACATAAAATTATAATCTTTTTAATATAGTTATATTTTAGTGTGAATTATAATAGTCCGAAATAATAGGGTTTATTTAGAAACATAATGAATCCATAAATCTCCGTCCGTACCGCAAACCCGCTTCATCATTTCATAGGAATAGGTTAAACCAGCACCACGCCTATTCGTGTCATACCCCTCTGGATACCACTCCCCGTAAGGATCGTGGACAATCCAGCCCTTTTGGTTGTAACCAATAATCGCGATAATATGTCCTGAAGCTGTAAACCAACCGTGAACAATTGTAGGATTACCACTATCCAACCAAGATTTTACATCTGACCATTTTGCAGCACGAGAAAAATTGTCTACATAGCTATACACCTTAAACAAATGAGCAAGATCTTCTGGGACATGGCGATCTAAATTATTGTTTGTGCAATACTGATTTAGTTCATCTTCAAGTTGCACATTATTTCGTCTTAATGGATGTCCAAAATAACCCATACACATTGCCACGCTAGTTACGTTACAAGTACTATAAGGATCTTCGGTGTTATCTAACTGACTTAGATAGGGTACTTTAAGTATTTTTGTATTATTAGTTTTAATAGGTATATTGTCATTTTTAGGTAAACTCATTACAACATCGGATTGTTTAACCTGCCAAGTATTTTTACCTTTTAGTGTCTGATTATCTAATGTAATGACTAAATAATCATCTATGTTTTTCCAAGCTAAAACTTTAAATTGGGTATTAGCACGAACACCTGCACGATCTGAATCACTGTGATTAAAGGTAGTATCTCGCAAAGTTTTAATTTTACATTTGCCCCCCACAACATTTTTAGTACTAGTCATTTTAGTTATATTTACTGGACTATTAAATAACTCTACTTCTGCTTTACGTCTATTCACTAATCCTTGCAGTATTTTGTTATCACCTTTGTTGTACCATTGCATAGCTTCACAGCAGCCAACATAATCTTCATTATTTAGTCGTTTTAATGCTGTTGAATTAGCTAATGCAGATGCTCCACAGTTGTAAGCAAATGAAACTAAAGCTGCAAACTGATTTTCATTCAAGGGAACTTTGACTAAACTGTTAACTGCATTTTCAAATATAGTTAAGTCGTCATATAACCATTGTAGGGCTGTCGCATGATTGATACTTAAACCAGGGTACACACGACTACCTGTACTACCATAACCAATTGTCCAAACACCAACAGCATCTAAATATGCATCTAGACGTAAGCCTTCAAACTTCTTTATTAACTCAATTCCAGCTGCACATACTTTCATTTGTTAAGACGACGTTCTGCAAATTTGTACCATATATCACGAGGATGAGTAGTGCCATTTAAACGGGCTTCGGTGTCTCTTGCTGGTAGTTCCCAAGCCAATTGTGACTCAGTAGGTAACTCTTCCCAGCTTGGCAGTATTGTATGGCTATATCTCTCGACAATTGCAGCATACAACTCGTAATCAGTTTTAGCTTTGTCTTTCCAGGCTATCCCTAGCTCTAACTCTAAATCAATCATAGTTTTATATCTTCAGGTGCAAACCATTCTTCGTCATCTTCAGTTTGTGTACTAGAAGTATTTACAATAGTGTTTTGTGGATTTGTACTAGCAATAGCATTTTCTACAGGACGTTGAAAAGTTTGACTTAATCCTTTTTTAGGGTCACTAACTATTGCGCCGCCAACAATACCACTAAGCAATACTTGTAGTGACCCTTGAAGTTCTGCCCGTAAAACTATACAAGTAATTAACACACTACCAGCTAAAGTAATACCTGCCAGAGTTGTTATTGTGTTTCCTCCCTCACTAAGAGCTGTTCCAGTAGCTGTAATGAAAGCTTCATAATCTATTACCCACTGTGACGGTTCTAGTTTCTCTTTAGACATAAAAGTAAAATATTATCTATGTTTATTGTATCTATAATAAAAAACCCGCAGTTAGTACTACGGGCGTGGTTTACCAAGGTGGCAAAGTAAGCTAATTTAATTATATTAATTTAGTTTTAAAACAACTTTAGCTGCTTGTTTTAAATAACGCATTTCAAGCAATAAGTGATTAGTGCCATATTGTTTCGGACATCTTTCAATTCCTTTTCCACATTTCTCAAATGCACTTGCAGTACGGGCAATTTTACGAGCGTAACTAGAATCTATACCTGCATAACGTGTAAATTCAATAGCAGTCATTTGCTGATCGTCAATAGCATTTTCCATTTGATCTACTAGCACTTCTGCACAACCAGAATGTATTTGTGCGGCTTGACCAAAACTACGTTCTTGTTGTTCGAGTTCATCTAGCCGCTGTGTACGGGCTGTGAGCTGTAGCATAGTTTGTTCTTGTTGGGTTAGTTTATCCTGCATACCTTGTAGCATTCCTAACACTGTTTTCATGTCAATTTGTTGATCTTGAATAATTTTCTTAGCTTTGGTGAATGCAAGAACCAAATTTCGTTTAGCTTTTTTAACTTGGGGAGTATTTCTGGAAAGAGTCATTATATATGTCGCTTGATCCTCAGTAAGAAAATATACTGTTTCATTTTGATTTGACGTAAAAGAAGGTTTGGATTCACGACGGATGACACCAAAATCTTCTTCTATATCTGTTGCATTGTCATTGATTGTGTCTTTAAGCGAATTATGCAGTATGCCAAACTCTTGAGCAATCAAACGAGAATCAACAACTAACTCTCCGTCAATATTTTGAATTTCAAACATGATATAATGTATCAAAGTGAATTGTTTTACTTTAGCCATAAGAGTTGTTTAATCACTAGCTCTTGTGGCTTGTTTTATGATAGCATAACTTTATCAACTAGGTAGCAATATGGAAACCAGCAGATTAAGTGTAAAAATTAGTAATAGAAGATTAGACAAGCTACGACAGCTTGCTAAAGAAAAAGAAACAACAATGACTAATTATTTGTCTAATTTGATAGATAATTTACCTGAACCTAAAGTAAGCCCACAACAAGAGTCCGAAAATATCTACAACACTGAGCTATCTTCTTATGTTCTTGAACAACTAAATAAAATAGAATCTTTTCCTATAAACTGGGACAATTATGGTACATTACCAATATCTAAGACAGCAATAAATGTAGCTAGACGCATAGTTGCGGATACAAAAATTACACCAATATTTTTGTTGGAACCAAAATTTACTGGCATAAAACTACATTATTTTGATAGAAAAAATACTTTGGTTTTAACAATACATCCAAGCAGTCAGATAGATTATATATTAACTTCTAACTCTGATAACACAGGTCAAGGTGGTTGTAATATAGGGGGATTTAAAGCTTATGAGTTGATAAACAATATGGAATTATTTCCGTATATTGTGCCAAGTAATCATGGAGTCAAAATTAATACTGGGTTAACTAGCTATTAAATAAAATTATGTCAAAAACAGGTGGAAGAATACACTCAAGTGATATACACAAAATAGGTAATGTCACTGGTATTGAACCAGAAGACTGGGAAGGACCTCCAGAACTTACACCACCCGCTAAAGATGAGGACTGTATAGATGTAAAAAGTAAAGATAAAATAGTTCATTTTGATTTAGATGACATGGCTGAAAGTAGTTATTAGTTTTTAAATAACTAAATCTGTAAATTTAAAACAACGATAATTAAACATGAAAGATAACGTATTAACCAGAGCTATTAATTATATTCAAGAATGTGTTAAAAGAGAATTTCCAACTACTAGTAGGGGTTTTAAAACTGAACAACCATACTCTCTTTCAGTTGTAACTCGCCGTCAATACATTGCATCATTAGCGCCAGAAAAACAACAGTTAACTAAAAAACAGTTAGAAGATATTAGTGATGCCGCTAAAGTAGTTAGTAAAGATATGTTAGGTAATTATCCAGATCATGGACGTGAATATAAATTACCGCAGTATGTGTGGGACAAAGCTTATAACATTGCAATGAAGTAGTAATATGACTTATTCTACAGACACATATCCGGGTTATGATCCAACAGATAATGATACTCAGGAAGATGAAGAAGAGGATGAGCAATGAATAAAGAAATACGCGACGAAAAGGGCATGACTCAAATCCCTGTTACTCTTACAGAGTTTCAAGAACTACCGCCTAAAATGCAGCGTTATAAACTATGGAAAAGACCTGAACCTAAACCCGAACCAGAAAAAGGCAATAAGTAGTAAAACGCCCCTTAACTGGGGCTTAAAAATATGGCAATTAACAGTGCAGTAGTAATGCCGCTAAAACGGTGTTGTTTAACTAAGATAAGTAAGACCCCGCCTTTAGTTGATAAAGAAGATACTTTAATGTATTGTTTTGAATGTAGTACATTTTTAAAATTTACTAATCAAGCTTGGAAACTAATTTCTTAGCTCATAACGAAACTCCCCAGGACTTAATTTACGAACAGGATATTTAGGTTTAATGTATTGACTAAAGTATTTACCTTTATGTTCGCTATTAGCAAACTCACTAACCACAGATAATGGGACTCCTATATACTGATAAGCGTTATTGGGTTTGTTAATAATTACTGTCAGACTATTTATTAGTTCTGAATACGAATAAGCAAGAATAAAACTATCTTTGTTTTGAGTGAAATTAGTAATCATGTCAACCCCAAAAAATAACGAAAACAAAACTGGTGATTCTTTACCTAAAGAAGATTGTAATAATTTAGAAGATGCCGAATGGACTACTTATCGTGGACATTACGATGATAGTGATAGAACAGACGGGCAGAAAGCAGAGATAGAATATCCAAAAATAAAAGAAGAATAAAAGTGATTAACAAAATTAAAAACTACATACATCAATTATTAGAGATAAATGTATCTAGTGTGATAAAAGAAGAAGAATACATAAAACCAATAGTGTTCCCATCTCCACTGCCTAAGATTACTATTTTTAAATCAAAAGATTCCAATAAAGAATAGTCCGAAATATAAGTATTATGAGAGAATTTAATTTACATTACAAACAAAACGGCGAAAGTTGGGAATATGTATTGCAGTTTTCTGGCTCAGAAAGAGAACATATTTTTGATAGATTTGAAGATGTGGGATTTTTTCTTAAGGCTTTAGGTATAGTTTAATTAAATTAGTTAACTTAAAATCTTCCTAGTTTTTATTTACTAGGAGGATTTATTTTTTTTAACACCCAAACAACACTAAATCAAATCAGGACAAAGCAATGACAGAAGAGGAACTAAAACAAAGTGTAGAAAGAGCAAGACAATATGTAGAAGAAGATGATATTCAGGCAGCGTCCAATGAACTTAGTAATAGTTTAAGTTTAACTGACGATCCTGATATAAAAAAAGAAATAGTAAACGCATTAATTGAATTAGCTGAAGATGGTTATAACAATAAAAAGAAATGATAATGCAGAATTATATTAATATACTTAGAAAACAATTAAGTCAACTAGAAAAACGCCAAAGATTACTAAGCGAATTGTATGATATAAAATTAGATAGATTATCTACTGAAGATATACAGAAACTTAGTGATCTACAAGATCAATATATTTTAGATAGAGACGAATGTGAAAACAACATTGAAGCTGTTAAAGAAGAATTACGCAGACTAGAATTAGCACTTAATAGCGAGAATAATTAAATGAAGTGGGAAGTACAAGAAAGTTGGTGTGACGGTATTATTTATGATATTGTTGATGCCGAAACAAAAGAAATAATTTGCATTGCAGATAGTGACTTACGTATAGCTAATCTAATATCATTAGCTCCCGTGTTGTTAGAAAACATAGACAGACTAGTTACCTGTATAGAAAAAGATTGCTCAAATTTAACAGAACGTACAGCTACTTATATTTCGGACTTAAGAAAGTTAATTAATTTAACGAAGGAGTTTTAAATGCGTAAACTTGCAAGTATTCGTCAAATATCTGAAATTAAACAGATACTTAATGCAGACAATTTGGAACTAGCTATTATTGATGGTTGGCAAGCTGTAGTTAAGAAAGGAGAATATAAGCCAGGTGATATAGTTATTTATTGTGAGATAGATTCTTTCTTACCAGTAAGACCTGAATACGAATTTTTAAGAAACTCTTGCTATCGTAAATTAGCAGATGGTAAAGAAGGATTTCGCATTAAGACTATTAAATTACGAGGACAAATTTCTCAAGGTTTAGTTTTACCTACAGGTGGACTAGAAAGATATTTAGAGATTGGTGATGATGTAACAGCTGAATTAGGAATTACTCATTATGATGCACAAACAGAGGGTAGTTTACCTGGGTTTATTCCTAGTACTACTTTAGAGCGTATTCAAAATATAAATTCTCAGCTTCCAGATTTAATTCACCGTAGTTGGACTATTACCGAGAAATTAGACGGTATTTCATTTACAGCTTACTGGTATAAAGATACCTTTGGTATTTGTTCTAAAAAATCAGCTTCTATCGATTCAGGGTTAGATACATACTTTCGGGCAATCATTAACGAATATAAATTAGAGAATAGTTTAAAGGGTACTAATTTAGCTATTCAAGGTGAAATAGTTGGACCTGGAATTCGTAAAAATAAATATGGTTTAGATAAAAGAGAACTTTATGTATTTAATGTATTTAACATCAAAGCTCAAGGTTATTTAAATCCAGTTGATGCTCAAGATGTAGCAGATAGTTTGGGGCTAAAATTTGTACCTGTAATATCTTCTAACCTTGTATTTCCTGAAACAACAAAGTTAGATTACATCTTATCTTTAGCTGAAGATAAGAGTATGTTGAATAGTAAGACAGAACGCGAAGGTTTGGTTTTGGTGTCTGACGATATATACTCGCGAATTTCTTTTAAAGTTATCTCAAATAAATTTTTATTAAAGTCAGAGTAATTAAATGCTATTAACTATGATTAATTTAAAAAACCTAGCAGTCAAACTTATCGAACAAGTTTATCTGCAAATAATGACTGTGTATCCACTTGTATTTGTAGGTGGAGAAAGTTTTGAAGTAGTTGACCAACGTTTAAACAAAGCAGGTTATTTGTCTTACAGAAAAGTAAAAGTAAAGAAACACATTGTAGATTATTATTATCGGTTGTGGGATAATAAGCCTGACAGAGTAGTAAGAGTATATGTACCGGAAAATAAATGTATTTTGACATACTCTATCTAAACTACTAATTTTTCATCAGGGTGACTACTATGTGCAATTTAACACCAGAAGAAATAGAACACCAAATAGAACTAGCTAAAGAACATAATGTAAATCCAGATTCTATTAGGTATCTTGAGCTTAATCTACAGGATTTAAGAGAAGAATTAGAAAAAGACAATCAGATTAAGATTAACAAAAAAGATAATGATAATGAAACAAAGAAAAAGTCTTGATGCTTATTATTCTCCACCTTCAGTTACTAAATGGCTATTAGACAATATCCCTGTATGTATTGAAGGTACAGTACTAGAATGTGCTTCAGGTGATAATGCAATAGTTAATCCCTTAAGAGATATTGGATTAACAGTAATAACAAATGATATTAATACAAATCTAGATACAGATTATCACTTAGACATTACTAAACCAGACTCTTATTTAGAATTACCTAAAGTAGACTGGATAATTACTAATCCTCCTTTTACTAGTGTTAATCAGTTACTACCATTAGCTTTTAACCACGTAAATATAGGATTGGCTTTGTATGTCCGAAAAACAATAACAGAACCTACATTTGATAGGCAAGATTGGTTGCAAGACTATCAAGAACATTTAGCCCAAATAATATTTTGTCCTAGAGTTTCTTTTACCGGAGATGGTAAATTAGATAATTGTAGTTGTGATTGGTTAATTTGGACTAAAGAAAAAGCCCCAAATACTATTTGTACTTGGGTAAAAAGAGATAAACGCAAAAGTAAAAAAAAATAATAAAAATCCCCAAGAAGGGGATTAGTTTTTTACTTTAAATCTAAAGCTGCTCTTACAAAACAATCTTTAGCTTCAAGTAACTTACGCATACCTGTAGATTTTTCTGGACCATCTGGCAAAGTTGTTTCCATTAATTGTGCAAGATCAGCAATAGGTTTGCTAATTTTTTGCAGATTTTCAGGTAAATGATTGTAAGTAAAATATTTATCAACGTTAGTAGGCATTAGTTTTATGACAACTCAAAAAGGATATACTGCCCACCATTTTACCACCTCTGAAGGTAAGCCCGATGGTGGACAAAGCTATGGGACAGGATTTACTATAGCTTGGCAAAGAGGTTCGCTGCTAAAACAATCACGTAATGGTGCATTTTTAATTGAGGTACTAGAAAGCTGTTTAGATAAACTAAAGCTTGGATTCTTTTGTAGTGTGTCTACTGGTATTGGATACACAATTGCTTGGGACACTGGTGTAGGAGCAACTAATCTGCAAGCTAAACCAGATGATATTTTACGGGCTTGTTTGGATGAATTTATACACAAGCATGAATGTTTTCCATGCAAAGAAAATGAGTTAGCTATTTATGAGTTAGGACTAGTAATTGCTGGTAAACGAGAGTTAAAGATAGAAAGACTCAAGAAGGTAATTGATTTAATGAATCAAAGACTAGAACGCCGTAAGCAAGAAGGCACATTGTATGACCACAAAGAAAACCCTTATCATCCTGAAAATGAAGTAATAGAATAGAGTACTATATTTTCGGACTCTTACCCTCTTGGCTTATTGGTTGAGAGGGTGTTTTGTTGAATAATTATATATTTGCTCTTAGCATCATATTAAAAATAAATTACAAATCAGCGTACCCCCTAATTATTCATTATGTTATAATTACAAATAAATAAGTATGTATTTAATACCCTATAAAATCATTATTTAATTATGAAGACTGTCATGAGAACATTCGTGGGTTATGAGGTCGTGCAACCTATATACGTTGGAGGTATGTTTCCGGTAGGAAAAGTATCTGCTCTAGTAGGAAATGGTGGAGTAGGTAAAAGTTTTTCTGTTCTGTTAGCAAGTTTATCAATTACGAATGGACAACGTTTTTTACCTAAAGATGATTATCCTATTTTTGATGACAAGGATGTAATGGTTATAGACACCGAGAACAGAGCTTTTTCATTTTGTGAAAGAGTAGAGCTGGCTGGTGGTAATTTAGAAAGATATTATGTACCAGCTGAAAGTTTGTGTTCCAATATCTCTTACTTTGATAAACGTGATAAAGAATCAATCGAAGAAGAGATTCAAGATGAAAATACTTTAATGGTCATTGTAGATAGTCTAGCTGGCTTTAACGGAGGTATAGACGAAAACAGTATTGCAGCTAGTGAGTCTATAAAATGGTTGGGAAGTTTGGCTCAGAAATATAATAAAGCAATTGTAATAACACACTTTTTAAATAAGTCCGAAATAACAGGAAGAATTACAACTGAGAATATGAGAGGGCATTCTTCTTGTCAACAATACATGGAACTGATTTGGGCTATAGACAAAGAGAAAGGTTCTGAGAAAATTAAAAGACTTTATCAAATTAAAAATAATATTACTGAGTTAGATGAGACAGTTTACAAGTTTAAATTAACAGATGCAAGTGCAGAATTTATTTTAGATTCAAATACTAATGAGACAGATACCAAAGCTAATCGAATTAAAATTTACGAAGAAAATGTAAATAAATCTGAGAGGGAAATAGCCACATTAATTCAAGCAACAGAACCTGAAAGCTATTTGCATAATTTGATTGCTTGGGTAAAACGATATAAAAATAAAAAATAGGAACTACAACAATGAAGATATTTTTAGACTCAGAATTTGTAGAAAATGGCTCTACCGTAGATCTTATAAGCATTGCTTTAATCACCGAAGACAATCGTACTTATTACGCTATTAACCGTGATTGTAATTTTAGTAAAGCTAATCAGTGGGTAAAAGATAATGTATTAAATCAGTTACCAAGCCGCGATAGTAATTTATGGAAGAACAAAGAAACTATTCGAGATGAAGTTGCTATATTCTGTGGTTGTGAAAAGGTTGTAGAATATATTTTCCGAAATAATATGTGGTTACGGTTTTGGGAGGAATTGCTATTTAGTTTCGGACTATTAAAACCTAAAGTTAGTTATTGTTTAAAGCCCGGTAAACCAAAGCCTGAATTTTGGGCAGATTATGGAGCTTACGATTGGGTTGTACTTTGTCAGTTATTTGGAAAAATGATTGACTTACCAGAAGGGTTTCCAATGTACATTAATGACTTACAACAATGGTCTGCTCAATGTGGAAATCCAGCTTTACCTAAACAATTAACTGGTAATCACGATGCATTATCAGATGCTTTGCATTTAAAGAAACAATGGGAATATTTAAAAAGATGTGATAATCGTTTAAAAGTTATTTGGAAGGATGTGTTTAAATAAATGAAATTAACAGGATTATTTGATTGTAATAACAATGAAATTAAAGAAGGGGATTATGTAGGTTTACAAGGTATGACTACTGACGATAGTTTTGGCAGTTTACCTAATGGTTGGGTTTTTGATAAAACTGAAGATATTTACAAAGTTTATTATGATACTAGAATTGATAATTGGGCATTAGATATAGAAACAGATTGGAACAGTGCTTATGATATTAAGTATTTAAATCATGCTATGTGCTTATTACACGATGGTAATTGCGAAATAGTTGCTTAGCAGTTAGAGATAGTTATTGTAAAAGAAACCGTAGTTTTTTAGTTGAAGCTACGGTTTAATATAATAGTGTTAAGCACTATACATAATACTAATTAATGGCTATCCAAGTTAAAGGATATAAAAGACGTACTAAAAAAGGAGTGACAATAGTTAATCCTTTTAGTAGAAAAGGCGAAAAGAAAAAGAATAATACATTATTAAAAACAGCTGTTTTAGGTACTCTGGGTGCAGGTGTTTTACTTGGGGGAGCTGCAATATTAAAAAGTAAAGGTATTAGTTTACCGTTTAAAAAAAAGCCTACTGTCAGTGTAAGAGAAGCATTAGTTAATGCACCAAATAAAGTAAAAGAACTACCTGACCCGTGGTTAGACAATACAGTTACTAAGAAAGTAGTATCTGCTCCAGTAGCAAGTAAAGTTAGTACTAGCAGTCCTCAGAAATTATTACCACCAGCTAAGGTAGATATTCCGTCTGTACCAGCTACCCCTACCAAAGTAGAAGCTCCAGGACTTGTACTTGAAGGTAAACAACTAAATGGTGTAAATAGGGGGCATGGAAGACTAAGGGTAGTACACAAAGGTAAGACTGCTTGGGACAAAAAATTAGTTACTGACAACAATGTATTAGAATTAGCACAATCTAAAGGTACTGGAAGTATATCTGATAATCAACGTGCTTTAGGTTTAATTAAGCAACAACAATCCCAGCGCCAGCTTTATCGCCGTACCCTTAGAAAAGCAAAGAAAGTAAGTTCTAATATAGAAAAAACTGTAGGTGTTGGTAGTAAAAAGAAAGTTACAGTAAATGTTAAAAAGAATTTAGATAGCTTTGTTGATAATTTTAATAGTACTAAACCTAATGCTAAAGCTGAAGATTTAGGTCTAGAAACACGTATAGCTAAAGCTGCCAAAAAAGTTGGGGAAATACGTAGTAAAGCTGAAGCTGCAACAGTAAAAAAAGTTAAAGGTAGTAGAAGAGATTTATTAACTCTTTTTATCCCTAAAACTCTAAAAGATGCAGAACTCCCAGATGTTACATCTACTATACAAAAAGCAGAATCAACAGCTAGACGAGTTATTAAAAATAATAGTGACACTATATCTAATGCCGGAAATGCAGTTAAAAAACAAGTCGGCGTAGCCAAAGATGCTGTTGAAAAAGCTAAGAAAACAGTAGGCACAAACATAGATAATGAACTAAAAAAAATAGTACCTAAAAATGAAGCTGCACAAAACCTTACTAAAGCCGCGAAAAAAGAAGCTAAAAAGAATACCGAAATACAAGCATTAAACAAAGTAAATCCACTGTTAGGAAAAATCCACTACGTTAAAGAAGATATTAAAAGCCGTGCCGAACAACTTACTAGATACTCTGATGAATTAGAAAATAGTGGTAATGATGTTTTAGGCAGAAGACAATTATTTAAAAAGACTGGTCAAAAAGTAGTTAAAGAAGTTACCAAGAAACCTAAAGATGGTTTGTATGCTGCTAAAGGTACTATTAGTAAAACAAGAGTAACAGTTAGAACTGCAAGAAACACTCCAAATAGTATTGTTCAAAATATATCTAGCATGGAACAACAAGGAGGTAAGTTCTATGGCAAGAAAGGTGATTTAGGAGTATATGTAAGTAGAACTAAACCAGCTTATCGTCCTTCTAGAGGTTTGTTACGACGTTTATCACAATCAAATGAGAGGTTTATGAGATGGAAGTCTGGGAATCTAGATTAGCGTTTACTGGCATATCGCGTCGACAATTTTTGGTGTTGAGTAGAAAGTTAGTTTTTAAGTGGGTTAGAAATAGTAACAAGAGTCCGAAATAATAAGATTACTTAGGGAAAGTATGAAACCAATTAACTATTTAAAGCGCGAAATACTGTTGTTAGTTGACGAAGATGATTTAATAGACAACTTAGAAATATATGAAGAGTATTTAAAACTAAGCGACATGAGCTTTATGCCCAGCAATAAACCCGCTGAATTTATTGAAGAGTTATGGGATAAGTGTGTTGAGTTAGATATACTTGACCCTTATATTTCGGACTACAGATATTCAGGTATAGACACAGGGTTACTTGAAAGATATAGTGACCGTTATTACGAATCTAAAGAAGTTGCTAAACAGATTACAAGGTCTGATAAGTGGATTGGTTGGACGTATTGGTATGGTGGTGGAAAACATGGAGAACCTGAAGCTGTAGACTGGATGAACGATTGTTATTTGTTGGAAATAGAAGTAGCAATGAAGCCTGTTATGGAGTTTAAGGTGGTAGGAAGTAAAGAATAAAAGATAATAAAAAGCCCTTCTAGCTAATAACTAGAAGGGTATTATATTTGTGTTTGTTTATTTGTAGTAGGTATCTAATTTAGACCATTTACGATCAAGTCTTAGGGGGTTACTAGCGTCACAGAAGTTGTATAGCCAACCTATATTATCTTTTCCTTGCATTGAGATAACACCGTAGATTTCATTGCGTTTGCGATAACAGATAGTACCTGGGTAATTAAAGGATTCTAACTTTTGTTTTAACCAGCTTAAAGCATCTAAGTTGCCAGTAATTCCTACGGTGTAACAATTATTTTTGGGAGTGATACTGATATGCCCATCTCCATCTATCCAGCCTCTTAAACAGTGCCCAAATAATTCGTCTGGTATTTCTGGAGTTTTAAAGTTATAGGTCTTGTTAGGGACAACACCGTATTTGTCTACCCACACATTTAAATTAGGAGAACTAAAAGATAAGATAGCTTGTCCTTCTCGTTTAACTTCTTTTCCCATAATCTGATGGTTAGATACTTTCTCAAACTTAATAGTACAACGGTCTGCTTCAATAAAATCTCGTAGCTTTTGTATTATTTCTACATCACTTTTCTTGAGCGATAAAGTAAATCGTGGATAAGATTCATGTTCAAAATGCATTGAGCCATCGGCTAAAGCCATGCCTATCCAATACATTAATTCAGGGGTTTCTTGTATTAATTTGTTGTGGCTAATAGTTAGATATGGAAATCTTTTACGTTCAATATTATTTTGATCAAGAATATACCGGATTCCGACATGAACTATATTGTATTTACGACTAATTGCACTAATAGACATTCCCTGCTGAAAGTCAGCAATAATATTATCATTTCTTTCTTTTTGTTGGGCTGACCTTAGTTTTTGAGTAACGTCATTTACAACATCACGAGATAGTCCTCTTTTTTCCATTATTTCTGTAGTAGTTAAACCAGCTAAAAAGTCAGCTTTTATTTGTTCATTACGTTTAGCTTTTTCTGCACGGCTACCACTACGTATTTCTCGTGTAGGCACACTAGCTGCATTTAAATATTTAACTATAGTTGTTCCTGTCAGACCATAAAAAGAAGCTAAGTCCTTAAGGCTTTCACCTGACTGGTACTTAGCTACTATTTCTGCTTTTGTTGTTTCGGACGTGTATTTAGCTTTCATGATAAGAGGTTTTGGCTTACTCTCTTATTATAACTGATTTCCCGTATTTGTGCAATCTGGTTATTTTATGAAAACTAAAAGGCTGAAATCCTTATCAGCAACTGACTCTGAGATTCGTGTACTCAAGATCGTACCCAGGTCCACAGTCCCCAGCTACTCCCTGGACGAACCAGGGAATTTCTATGGTTTCTGCTCCAGTATCAAAACCACTACCATCAAAGTTAGGTACTGCTTTCTTGCAACGGAAAATAACTACCTCGCCTTCGTTAGTAATCATGGTTGCAAAAATGCTGTGTGGTCCAACAATCTGACTACCAATCCCATACGTATTGATGGTGTAAGGAATTAGCAGAGACACACGGGCACTAGCTGCTTTGAGATCATCACTAAACTTTAAAGCTCCAGCGTCTCCAACTGCAAAGGTTAAAGGAGTTGCAGGTGCAAAAGCAGCAAAAGGTGCTTGAGTCAGTTCAACGGATTTATTATCCTGAACAACGCTAGCTTGACTTTCTACATCAGCTACAATAGTAAAACCTAGCTGAGTAGCATTTAATGCTCCAGGATATTCTGTTTGAAATACGTCTACAGCCTTTGACAAACTAAGCTCAGTATTAGCTTTAGTTTGAAAATAGTTACCAATACGAAATTGCAATAACTCAGGTTGAATTGCGCCATAGTTAAGTCGAAGAGTAGGAGTACGTCCAGATACATAGCTACCAGCCCGTGTCATCTCACCAAGCTGGTTACGTGTCATTTGTACCTTCTGCTCAATACCGTTATCTACAGCGAATGTAGACGGGGTAGGAAGACACCAAATAAGACCATCGGATAATCTGCGTAGTCGCAAATCCGCCAAGCCTTTAAATGTCCGGTTAATATCGTTAAATACGACTGCCATAACAGATTTAGTTCCTTTTTATTTAACTATTGCTACGAGGTTTACGGGCTTTAGACAAGTAATCATCTAAATTCAAAGTTGATGCATTAAGGTCTACCAAATTAGCATTTGGACTGGTAATACTTGCATCATCTGATCCACTACCAGTATCTTTAACTTGAGTACCATCAAATTGATATAACCTAGGGACAATCCTAAGTTGACTTCCATTAACAATATGATCGATACTCAAGATGTACAGTGTGGCATCTACGGGTGGTTGTGTAAATGTAAGATCGGGCGTTCCAGTTTCACTAGCATTTGCCGTTAAAACTATACTAGAACCATTGACAGTTACACTCAAAACTTTGGTATTCGCGGGGATACCAGTTCCAGTTACACTATCTCCAGGTCGCACACTTTTAAATGCATCAACTGCTTTACTTACAGTTGCAGTACCGCTAGTGATAGTACAGCCAGTAATAGTAAATGGATCGACACCTAAATCAGTTAATACAACTGGTAAATTTACTTTATTTCCACTAAGAGTTGCTTCTTTAATGTCTAAAGTAATCGGTACAGTTGTAGTAGTTGCTAATTTAGGTCGGCTAATATTAGCAGAAATTGGCATTGTAGTTATTTTCCGAATTTAAATTAATTATACTATTTATTAATTATTAAAAGTAATATAAAAATTAAGGTGTTCAAAACTAGGACTACCCGCTTCTGTAATATATTCAGCGCTACGTCCAGTCTCACTAATAAAAATACCAATACGTTGATAACTGTCTATTAAGTAGTAATTAATCTCGTAACTTACCCATTGCAAAATAGGTGTTAATGCAAGTTGATTAGGCATTATTAGTGAATAACTAATAACTCCACTTGTTTCTCGCATTGTTTTATTACTTTGAAAATTATCTCTAATACGATAAACTTTTAGTAATGGGTATTCCATGTTAGGTACACTACGATCTTTCCAACTACGAATACCATTAACAATTTGAAAATTATCAGTAATAGGAATTTCGTTGTTTGCACAATCGTAAATAGCAGGTTTAGTATTGGAACGAACTACTGCCTCATTTAGTCGTTCTTTTAAAAACACTGCTATTTTCTGACAAGGTTCGTCAAAAAAGATATTTGGTTCATTAGGTAAACGGTTGTTGTTATCCATTTAAATTAGATTAGCTTGAAAGTCCACTGCACGGTAGTCCGAAATAAAATAGTACATTTGTTTATAATCCCCTTCTTGGTGTTAAACCTAGTTTCTTGTTAAAGTTCTTAGCACTTAAATAACCAGCCGTTCCTGCAAGACCAGCTCCAATTATCATACTTTTAGCAATAGGATTTTTAATTTTAGTTCCCATATTATCTAAATCATTACCTACCAGCATTCCTCCTGTTAAACCTAATAAACTAGTTGCACCTCCGATACTAATAGGATTTAAACCAGCATAAGTTTTTCGTTTGCGTTTGTCTTTACTTCCTAGTTTCCTGGCAAATAATACCAAGTTAGTAAGACTTGAACTAAAATTTATTTTCTTAGATTTCTGTCGCCTTATTTTGCTACCTTTACTTCTTTGAATTCCCCTTTGAACACTGTTAAATAATCTACCAGCTTTTACTTGTTTGTAACCTCCTTGTACTAAATTATCTATTTCAGATGTTGTTTTATTATTTAATTTTTTAGTAGTTACTCTAGGATATTGTTTAACACTTAATCTAATTGGTTTAGGTTTAGATACAGGAACACCAATTGATGAAGTAGGTAAAGTTGGTTTCTTTTTATTTCTTAAAGCTAAATAAGCTCCTCCTCCTAATATTGCGGTTGTACCTAATGCTGCTATTCCTATTCCTAACTTGGATTTACGTTTAATTTTATCTTTAGATCCTTGCTTTCTAGCAAACTTAGTATCAAAGTCCGAAATAAAATAATGCATTTATTTAATCATTTTTATCTAAACTGTTTTCTTCGCCGCCAATTACTCTTAGATTAGGGTCAGTAAGTTGTGAATCGTAGTTATGATAATAATCGGCATTAGCTCCTAAAGCAACACCACGATTAAATCTAGGATCAATAGTAAAATCAGTGACTTCTTTGCTACGAACACTTTGTCTAACTATTGTTTCATTATTTACCAACACTTTAGTTTGAGCCACACTAACTGGTATTTCACCCATCAATTCAATACGTTTAGGTGGCATCATGCCAGGACTAACTGGTTGAGTCATTACTCCAGGTATTTGAAAATTAAGCCCCGCAGTAAGCATACCTAACAACATATAAGCGTGATTCTTTAATCCTTGAGTCACATCAGTTGGCATAGTAGATGTGTTATCCCAATAACTAAAACTAACTAAATCACTTACTATTAATGCTTCTACTATTTCAGTAATAATAATGTGAGTATTACGTAATGGTAAAACATAAAGATTACTTAAAACAATATCTACAAACGCCTCTTTCTCATTAGCAATATCTTGTAGTAATAACGCCGATACCGGAGTAGTAGGATTATTTATTGGATAAGGTGTATTGGAATTAAGCCCCGCAATAAGAGATAATCGTCCTCTTACTTTTTCAGCTAATTGTTCTATTGTTGTGTATTTCATGTTTTAGTAGAACAGTTTAATACTATTGTAATGCTTATTATTTCGGACTCTTGTGGAATATTAAAAGACTCAGTTATATTTCAACTAAGTCTTTTAACGCTTTATGATTGTTTTTTTTTAGTTAGCTGTATTTATTACATTTAATTCTTTATTTAGATTATTCTCTAGAACTAATTTATTATATGCAAGAGCTGCATCTATTTCGTTTAAAAAAGCACCACCATAATACCGTTTTCCTTTAACACGAGTTTCTACGTAATAACGTCCATCTTTTTTGAAACTAACTCCTTTGTATTTAGAGGATTGTTTATTTTGATTGTTTAATATTTGTTGTTTAATAACTTCTATCTCCTGTTGATTAGGGACTCTGTTAAACCAAGATTCAGCTAAAGTAATAGCCTCTTCAATAGTAATGTTATGTCTGCGAATACCATTACTACGACCAATAACCGTCTTATGAGCTATCCAACGTTTAGCAAATTTGTCGTAGTAAATAAGATATTCTGGACGGTCATCTAGTTCTCGTTGTTTTAGTTGTTCTTTAATATCTTTAAAACTAATAGGATAAATACCACTGCATTGTTCATTAAAATCATCTGGATATAATTCTTTATTTGGTGTTTCTCCGTAGTAGTAAAGATATAATGAGTCAGCTATTTTTGCCGCTTCTATTTCTGTAGCAAAGTGTCCTACATGAACTACTTTATCTTTATTTGGTAAGTGAAACTGGACAAGCCAAGGATATTTTGTTTTATCTTTAGCAAAAGTTACTTTAATATATTTGGATGTTTTACCTTTAAGACAAGCAAAACTACCATATCCACCTAACGCTTTATTTAATAAAGGTTGATTTTCTCCTTTATATTTTTTTATCCAATATCTTTCTTTCTCTTCCCAGTTATCAAAAGTAACTTCTTCAACTACTTCTAGTGTTGGTGCTAAATTTTTACCGAGCAAGTTTTGTATCCATTTATCTTTCTCGGAATTAATTCCTTTGTTTGTACGAGCTTCAGATATATGATTAACGTATCTATCTTTGGGATTATTGCTTTTGCCTATATATTTAATAGAAAAATCTACAGGATCTTTTAAGCAGTAAATATATGTTCCTTGCATAAGATATTCGCGAAAAACGTGTTAATTTGATTATAACACGTAAACCTTACTGTGGAACTACAGTACCCCATATCGTTTTCCAAGCGACAGAAAACCACGAAGCTCCTGTGAAGTTCTATTTCCTGTACTAACAATACGTCTTCCCTCTTGTAACTGTTCTGTATTAGCAGTAGCACCAGCTGTAGCACCCAAAGCAGCTCCACCTAACACAATAGCTTTACGGTGTTTTTTCAGCATGGCTAATCTACTTGCTGCTTTTAAATCTCCTAAAGCACCAGCCGCAGCACCTACACCAGCTTTTTTAGCTAAATACATTCCGGCTATACCAACACCTGCTGTGGCTAAAGCTCCTCCTCCAGCAGCACCAACACCCGCTCCCACTAATCTACCTATAGTTGATCTATCTTTTCGTTTAGTTTTGTCTTTACTACCTTTTCTTCTAGCAAAACTAGCAGTTTGAATGTCCGAAATAAATAGTGTTTGCATATTATATTTAGTTACTGATACTAAAATTATATTCTTTTAGTTGTACTAAGAGTTTTTCACTAATTAAATCTGTTTCTGTTTTACTACCTTGTTTCAAATTACAAGTCTTACAACATACAGTTAGATTATTTATATTAGTAGCTAAACAAAACGCTTTGTATTTATCTAGTGTTTTACAGCTAACTATATGTGAACAGTGTGCTGTGGAAATATCTAAATTAGTTAAACACTTAGGACAAAGGTATTTACTTTCTCGCAGTAGTACTGTAATTACACTTAAATATTCACTTTTATTGCGTTTCCATTTCTCGAATAACTTACGACTAGTAATTTGCATTTATGTATTGCTTATAAAAACTAACTATTATCCAAACACTACGAGGTACTGTATTTAGATTTAAAATATTATCTATTTCTGTATTTGTTTTTTCTTGCTTACTAATAGTAGTAATATAGTCTTTTAGTGTTTGACTATCTAAATTACTGTTAATAAACTCACATATATAATCACTAGTAACAACTCCATGTAAATCTGCACTAGTACAATGTTTTAATACTCCATTTGTGGATAGTAGTTTAAGTCGCGTACTGCAACCTCCACTACGAAATATTTGTGCTTCTGCATTATTGAGTAATGTAGAGTCCGAAAATAAAAGGTGTTTGTAGCGTTGCACTATTTTAGGTGTGTAACTATCTTTTATATCCATAATAAAAAGGAGCCAATTTAGCCCCTTAATTAATGTTTATCTGTTTTTAGTTAGAGTGCTTAATTACTTTGGCTTTAATTGTTTTATTACCAGACGGTGTTAATTCCCGAACTTCACTTGGTTCTGTTATTTCTAAATCAATAGTTGGTTTTGGCTCTGGCTCTACAAAAACTTCAACTTGTGGTTTATTAGTAATAATAACATCAGGCTCCGGTACTAAAGCCTTATTTTCGGACTCTACTTTTACTTGTTCTGTGTATTGAATACTGTGTTGAAATTCCCAAGCATCTGTAGTAATTTCACCTGGATAGTAAGGTGTTTGTTTAGCGGGGTAATAATTACCTCTAGAATTATGAAAAGAACGAGTAAGAATAATAGGTTTAGTTGTATCTAGTTGTTTGTTCATAAATATCATCTTGGTTGCATTTACATTATACACATAAATAAATTAAGGTCTGAAATTGTTTTTTCACTAAGTATATTAAAATTTAAAAACATTAGTTTTTATACAAAAAAACATCATCTATGTATACGGGATTAGTATTTGTGGCGTTATCTATTCCAAAGCCGATTTCTAAAGTTCCAGCATCTGTTGAAAACGTAAAAGCTATTTGCAAGTATGTTGTACTTAATGTATTAAGTAGTACTAAGCTATCTGCCCCATTTGTTCTATTTTTTCTATACATATAAATATTACCAGAAGGACTGCTATTTAAATACCAACAACCCAAGGTATAACTGCCTGTAGCTACGTTATTTATAGTTCTAAAAGTGTATGTATTTGGGGATATTCCCCCAAATTTAAATGCTTTAAGTCCTGAATGAACAGGACTATTTACAATATCTAGGTTATTTGAACTATAATCCCCAGAAAAACGTGACCAACCCGTAAAATCTTGTTCAAAGCCTGCGTTTGTAGAAATAAGATTTATAGGGTTAAAAATTGGAATACCAAAAACACTTATTCCTATACTCATTTTTTATTATTCTTCTTTAGTGTTTGGCATACCACTACACAGCCTTATAAGCTTGGAATTCAAAGAAGCTTAACCAATCCCCAAAAGATTGCGTAATTTCTAGTTTAATTTTTCTAACTTCGATAGGAGAAAACTGAATTTTTTGAGTAGGTATAACACTAGGATTTATACCTGATCCAGAAAAAATTTGAGTATTATAATTTACCCCATCTACGGAGGGTAATAACCTAAAACCTCTAGCCCAATGATTTCCGCTCCATTGAATTTCTATTTGTGCAATAGAAATCAAAGCATTGAAATTAAATTCAACCCACATTCCTACATATTGATTTGTCTGAGATAAATAGCGACTGCCAGTATCTGAGTCTATTGATGCTTGAGCTTTAATAAATGAGTCTGAGCTTTCATTAGAAGCTGTTGCAGTCCAGCCATTTCTATTTAAAAGAGTGTAGGTATATGTAACAGAAAATAAAGGGGTTCCACAAACAATAAGCCCTAAACTCATTTTGTAATGCTCCGAACACGCAAAGTGACAGCCGTAATTGATACTGAACTAATAAATCTAAAGGCATTTGTCAACCCAAAAGCTCCAGATACTTTGGCTAACGAGTCTGCTTCAATTAGTTTCCAGTTACTCGCATCTGCTAGTAACGCCACACTGGTATTCGCCCAATTTGTTCCATCAAAGCTAACTTGTAAAGTTAATGTTGGTGCGCCAGTTATTGGTGGACAAAAAATAATTGCTAATCTGTTATCAATAGTAAAAGTGTTAGATGTAGTACCTGCCGGAAAGGTTATTGTTGCACTAACTAAATTACGTGACTGGTCTACATTTTGGGGTATACCCGAAGTATGTCCTTGTACTGTGATAACGTTATTGTTGGGACTACCTGCTACACCTTGGAAATAGCTAGTAAGTTTTGTTAAAAATCGTTTAAATAACGATATATAACCTGTGTCAGCAGTATCACTAGTAGCTTGTACATCATTCCTAGCGCCAAACGCTACGGCAAATATACCATCTGTTGCTAAAGTTACAGGCAGACTATTTGCAACTACGTTACTTCCTAGATTGGGTGGCAATCTATTTTTAATGTTATTTGAGGTAGTCTCAGTCGCGGCTCCTGTTGGTAACGGTAGACTACTAGCAGTTACTGGCTGAGTAACCCCACTGCCATCAATAATTAATCTACCACCGCTACTAAGTTCACTAGGTAGCTTGCTAACAATATTTAATAACGTAGTTTCAGTAGCTGCATTAGTTGGTAAGGGTATTGAGGGCAATGCTGTGACGCTAACACTTTGATTATTAGGAAAGTTACTAACTGTTACACTGCCGATACTATTGTTACCAGTTGGTAAACTAGGTAAACTAACTAAACTTACGGGTTGTGTGTTTGGAAAATTGCTAACAGTTACTGACCCACTTACTGGTTGCGTTACTCCACTACCATCTACCGACAATCTCCCCCCAGACAAATTGGTTGGTAATTTAGTAAGTAAATTACTTAAAGTCGTTTCTGTTGCAGCTCCGGTGGGTAAAGGTAAACTACTTGCACTAACTGGTTGTGTAGTAGGAAAATTTCCAATATTTACAGTACCATTTACAGTCTGGTTTTCTGGTAAATTAGTGATACTGATATTGCCAGAAACAGCTTGGGTACTTGGGAAGTTGCCAATATTAACTGTACCATTAACAGGTTGTGTTGTGGGTAAATTACTAACACTAACAACACCAACTACTGCTTGTGTTTCTGGAAAATTATTTACACTTACATTACCAGATATTGTTTGATTACTAGGAAAGTTACTAACACTAACACTATCCCCAACAATTCCACCGCCGCCAGAACTATTACTATTTAAATGAATTAATATACTTAAAGCTAATTCTTCAAAAGGTATTTTGTCAAAGTCTGTGTATCTATTAACGCCATAAAAAGTATTTAGATTATCAATAACATCTTGTTTACTGGGTAGACTAGCCATAAATATTAGTATTGTATAGTTAATTTTATTTTAAACGATAAACACCTAAACCCTATTATTTCGGACTCTTACCATAAATCCCGTAAAGAGTGATATGCGGGTTGTAATGGATTATCTGTAGCTCGACTACCATCTTTTAATTTAATACCTTTGTGTCTAGCATGATAGTTATCTCGACGTTTGTCGTTTTTATTTTTTCTAAAATCAGAATAACCTTTAGCACCGTATGCTACTGTTTTTGTTCGTCCAGTACTTGTGTTGCGTACAGTTACTTGTTTTTTCTTACCTTTTTGTGTAGCTGATTTTGGTCTACTTATTTCAAAGGTTTGTCCTTTGTATTTTACTCGTTTGTTTTTACTTCCTAGTTTTCTACTAAATGTAATGCAGTCCGAAATAAATAGTGTGGTCATCTCTTTTTCTTTTTACGTGAATAACCTTTTACTTTCTTGCCACGTCTAAAAAAGTCTTTTACTTTAATTTCCCCAATACTATTGTCAATAGCACGTTTAGCTAAAATACCCGTACCTAAGCCACCAAGACCTGTTATTGCTGCTCCTGCTAATACTCGTTTAGGATTACCTTTCATCAGTTTTAGTAAACCTTCTTTTTTAATTGCTGCTGCTGTGGCTTTTAAACGATTACCATACACTTTTACTTTTTCTTCAGAATACATTGCTCTAGGATCGTCGAAGTCAGGCTTAAAGTTTTTATTAAAAAACTCGTCGCTACCACCAATATATAAACTACGACCTGTTGTGGGTAGTTGTCCTTTTAATACGGCTTTACTACGCTCACCTGCAAGTCTTTCTTGATTACCTTTTAATATATTTGTGTACTCATCAGCTAATTGCTGATTAGGTAACGATTTTCCAAAAGGTGTTTGAAAAGTTTGTTTATCTAATTCTTGAAACCTTTTAGAATCTTTATTAACAAAATCCCAATCAATAGTGCTTTGACCTCTATAACCTCTACGTTGGTCTGCTCGGTTAATAACTTGCTGAAGCGGGTTTTCTTTTTTGGCATCAACAGTAACAGTACCAAATCCCATAGGAGATGGCATTTCACGGGCAATAGCATTTTTGTGAATACCAGTTATGTATACTTTATTTTTTGCCTTATTAATATCAGTCCCCACACCTGCGGCATTAGATTCTAAAGCACGTATAGCTCCGCTACCACTTTTATTTGGATCTAAAATACCACCATTTTTAAGTATTTCTTTAGCAGTCTTTTTACTAGTACTATGTGACTCTAAGCGTACACCTAACAAACGAGGTATACCTGATCTAATTGTTTTTTGTCCTAAGTAAGCTGCGCCAATACCGCTAGTTATAGCTACTCTGTTGTTTTTCTTTTTTTCTTTAGTCTTAAAATTAGCTATTTTATTGTTTTGAATATTAGAAATAAAATACATACATTATTTAAACACTAGTAATACTTATATTTTAGTTATTAAAATAGCAAAAATTAACTGTTGTTTTTTTAGCTAGCTAGATGGCTAGATACTTTGCTATACTTGTTTTAAATTAAGAGGTTTATTATGCCAGATTATACTTGCAACAGAAACAACAACACTATTTATTATTCAGGCAGAATATGTCAAGAAGGAATAATGTATTTAAAACAGTGTCTAGATAATTTAGACACTGAAAAGAAAAGTACATTTTATATTACTTCGGGTGGCGGCGAAGTTTATGCAGGTTTATTTTTATATGATTTAATTGCACAACAAAACCCCGCACTTTTTTCTATTGTTGTGTGTGGATTTTGTGCAAGTGCAGCAACTATGTGTTTATTTGCTACTGAAAATGTAAGTATGTATAAAAATGCAAGGTTGTTGTTTCACCCAATTAGTTTTTCACTTTATGATGTTAAACAGCCAGACGCAATTAGCTATGTAGCTGAATGTGAAGAATTAACTAAAGTGTGTTTAGAGATAGAAAATCAGAAATTAAAAACCCCGATTGGTTGGGAAAATAAAGAAGTTTATATTAACGCCAAACAAGCTTTAGATTTAGGTATTGTTAAGGAGATTATTTAGATAATAAAGCAAAGAGATAGTTTAATAGCTATCTCTTTTTGTTTTAGTTATTTTTGTAATGGTGTAATATACTTACCACCATTTTTCATTTCTTGTCTAGTTTTTAATCCAACTAATCCACCTACACCTAATCCCCCAATTGCAGCTGCTAGCTTGTATTTTGCGGGTACACGTTTTAGTTTATTAATATCCTTGTCCATTAAACCAATCATTGTTGGAGTAGCAGCTACTAATCCTCCAGTAATTAAGCCTGCTTTTAATGGATTTTTTAAAGTTCTTTTCTTTTTATCTTTAGAACCCTTTTTTCTAGCAAAATTAGCAGTGTTAAAGTCAGATAAATAATACATATTATTTTTTAGTTTTAATTTAATTGTAGTAAAAAAAAAGAGGGAGTCCACCCTCTTTAAATTGTAGGTAGTTAGTATTAAAAGTTTTTAGGAGGTTTGTAGTTTAAGTATTGGTTTGTTTATTTTGTTTATAGTGAGGTAGGTGTTAAGCGCCCTTGCTGCTTCTAGTTCTGTTTGGAACCCAGACTTACGATATTTATTAATTTCAAATGCCCATTTGTTTTCTCGTTTCTGGTAAAAGATATAAGGATATTTAGATGTTTGGGTGTCGGATAAACCTTTTAGCTGCCTGCTTATTATTCGGACTTCCTCAATAGATAGTGCTTTATTACTTTTATCAGGAAAATTAAGCTTAGGCTTATCTGGGTTATAGTATAATTCCAAGCTATCTCGATACATAGCCGCTACTTCTTCTGTTTCAAAAGTACCTACCTTGGTCTTTTTATTATCGAAAGAACAACTAACTGCCCAAAGACCAGATTTTTTAATTAAAGTCACACCCCTATGTTGAGACGTTTGATTGACTAATGCTGTTCTAGTTTTTTTGATCTCATCTATACTTAAAGGGACAACACTATCTGGAAAATTAAATATCTTGTGGTCTGGAAAGTAATAAGCCATAGCACTGTCCCAGGCTCGTGCTGCCTCTTCGGGGTTATCCCATTGACCTAGATGATGTCTTACTGTTTTAATACGAAGGGATGCACGATAAGGTACATTTGAGTTCTTAGCATGAATGTGTACTCCGTGATAAGAAACTGCACGAGTTTTACTATTGCGACTTAACTGACGTTCTCGGTTAACCTGTACTTCAGAGTCAGTTTGAGGGCGATTCAAGCAAGGTGTTTTTGCAGGAGCCTCTGTATTTAGTATTCTGTGGTTTTTATCCTGGTAATACTTAATCCAAAAATCTTCTTGATTATGTCCTATTTCTATTTCACAAGTTTCCAGTAGTTTCTGAATAGGCTCTAATTCTTTACTAAGTAAGCCCTTAATCCAACAAGCCTTATGATTACGTTCTCGTCCTGTTCTAGCTAGAGATATATGGCTTAGTAACCTTTTGCGTGGATTTTTAGTTTGACCTACATATCTCACTTCAGATGTGATTGGGTCGAGTAATGCATAAATATACAGAATCGGGCAATGTTCGTAAATAATCATGTTCTTTCAGTACTTGTCTTGTTACCTACCTATATTATAACAAAGAAAAACCTCTCTGGAATAATCTAGAGAGGTTCATTTTGGTAACAAGAAACTGAAAAAGAATTATGCTTTGACTTGTCTAGAAAACAGCTTCTTTGGATCTCCCACAAAAGGTACGCCAGTCATAATTGCAGTAGTACAATCAATCGGAGGCTCTTTGTTTACTTCCCTTGTAGACACATAAACACCGGATTTAGGATTCAGGTCCAATGCTCCGTTTGCCGATTCCAAAGTTGGTCCCACTGCCCTAACTCCAGCATTTTCTACCAAGAAACAGTAGCGATTATCATTCAAAAACCGCCCCTTAGTAATCTGCTTATTAACATTCTCAATCTGATATAGTTCATCAAAGGTTTTAATCTCTGGTAACTCTCTAGCGCTAAGAATGTTCTTCAACATATCTGGAGACACCGTACCCACCTGAGTACTAGCCATCATCTGCCTTGCAGCTTCCTTGGTAGTCTTTTGATTCAGTAAATCATTACGCGCTCTACGGCTCATTACAATGAGGTCGGGGGGATTACCATTAGTATCTATAAAGGTATCTACATCCAAGAACAATCGCTGTAGTCCGTTAGCATACTCATAATCACTCCAAACATTATCTTGGGGATTAGCATTAGCTCCTGTTTGTACTAATGTTTCAGGAAAATGATTGTAATCAGCTTGTGGGTCTACAAAGTTAATTACAGTAGTAGTCTCTGTTCGAGTATCTGTAAAATTAACAGTACCAGTCTGTAATAACTGCCATGTCATTACATTTAAGGTATCCATACACGATTTAACTAGTTGCTCAATACTTCCCCAAAGGTAATTAGCTAAATCGTTGTTAGTACCTTTAACAACACTACCGTCAGACATCTTTTGGTCTTGTACTGTAACAGCTGCTCCCTTAGCAAACATCATACTGTCACGCATATCCCACTGAGTAGGCTCGTCGTAAACCCTACTCAATGCAATCTTGACCATCTGAATAGTCAGTTTCTGAATTGCATTATGTCGTGTGAGGGGAATATTAGACCCATAAGCAACGACACTTGCAATAGTGTTAATCTGCTCTACAACATAAGCCAAGAAGTTTCTAGAATCGTATTGCTTGATAGGCATATACGGGTCAAGAATACCTGACCGTTGTTTAAGAGTCGTGAGTGTTGACTCAATAATCCAGTCAGCTTCTTTAGCTTGTTGTTTATCATTTAGCCAATTGGCAATGTATCCCATATTCTTTATTTAGTGTCCTAAATTATTACTTCAAATTAAAAACGTGAACGGAACAACATCTTGGGAAACCGATCCTTAATCTCATCATCAAGATAAGGTAATGCACTTTGATACACACCAATTGCTCCAGTCAAGCCATTAATGTGTTTAGACAGTGTGGTAGAGAAATCGTGAGAATGTACATTCAAACCAAGAATGTCTTCTACAGGACTTCCTATGTGGCTACCAACAGGTAATACATACCCAGCATTACCAGTCAAAGTAACCTCTTTAGTAGTTGGATTAATTGACTGAATAGTGCCAAGCTCAGATGCAGGTGTAGTCAATTTGCTGTCACTAGCAGATGCAGTTGCCGTACCAGTAACAGTTAGTGGATATTCACTCTTGTTTTTAGAGAACAAATACAACTTATTGTTAGTGGTATCTGGAACTGCCCGGACTTGGCTATTAAGTAATGCTTGTGCTGCTAGATTAATCAAATCAGAAATAGACGTTGTGGTAGCAGTAACTGTAGTGGCACGACCATTAACTGTGATAATTAATGTTTGTCCTACACTAACGCCTGTAACACTCACACTTGCGTAAGGTTCAATCACATACAACTTATCGCCCGGAACAAAAGGAGCAATAATGTTGAGTCTGAGTGTGTTTGAATTAGTGTCTGTAGCTTGAGTTGTGGTCGCACGAGGTAAAAAACATAGTTCAGCGCTACCTTTACGACGAGCAATCCACATACCCGCCGGGACATTTTTACGTCCGTCTACATCTGGTGAAATAAAAGTAGCATTTACAGTTGCACTCACTGGTGCTTCTTGCATATCTGCAAAAGCAATGATTTGTGGGTCACTGTTGTATCTAACACGGTTTAACATTTGTGGGAGTCCTTTTTAAATTAAGTTGTGACTACGGGCTTTACGTAACTCAAAATTACGTTTTGCTTGTGCTTCAATTTCAGCGTCTTCGTCGGTCACTTCTGTAGCAGTACCAGTAGAATAAGACTGAAACATGGCTAGTTTGTTGAGTCCACTTTTCTCGAACAATTCAATGGTTTTTTGCATTGCATAAAGTTCTTCTGCAACACCTACACCATTAAGATCTGCTGTACGAGAAAATGCAGCAACACGATCGCTCTCAAGCTGAAAATCGCCAAACAATACTTTGACTGCACTCGGAGGCATTACTTGTTTGGCTTTTAGTTCTAGTTCATTTAAAGCATCACGAATTTGTTGGTTTTGCTCAAATTCAGCAATACGGTTATTTAGTTCCGTAACTTGAGAATATTCGGCGTCTTCCTCGTCTTCATCTTCATCACTGTCTTCGTAATCTTCTAGAGTTTCACCACGAGCTTCCATAGCTGCCAAACGAAGATCTGTAGTATATTCTTCGTCAAGCTCAAAGCAACGAGCTAGGTAAATGGCTAAATTATCGTCCGGTTCGCTGTCCCCAGTAATTAGTCCTGCAATGTCTTCAGGGTCATTTTCTGTGAGTTCGGCTATGTCATACACCAATGACTTTATATCGTCGTAACCTGCTTGTTCGCCTAATTCAATTAATGCAGCCCCAAAACGATTACCAATACTAAAATTAGCCACACCTTCATCACCTTGCGAATATTCTGAGTCGCCGTATATTGCTTGTAGTTCTTCTTCATCAATATTTTCGGACTCTAACAAACGGTTATTAAGGTCAATAATTGCTTGTGCTTTATGAGCTTTAGCTGTTGCTTCATCCATAACTCCAGCTTCAACAGCATTGTCAAGATTCTCAATTAACTCTTCGTAAAGTCCCATGTGATACTGAATATCAGTAATCTCTTCAGTATTTTGTAGTTGTTGTAAACCTGCCATAATCTTTGATTCCTTATATTGTTTTTGTTTTCTTGGGTTTGGGTATTTTGGGTGTCTTAGGTTTAGTAGATTTAAGCTTTTTAGCTATACTCATACCAGCTCCTATTGCTGCTCCTGCTGCTGCAGCATTACGTTGAAAACCACTATTACTATGTTTAGCTAGTAGCCCAACCAAAGCACCAGTTCCACCTCCAGAAATAGCACCACTAGTAGCAGCACTTCCTAACCCAACTAGTTTCTTTTTGCGGGGTTTGGTAATACCTAAAGTTGATGTGGCAAAAGTAGCTTCACTTAGTAACATTAGTTATTTCCTTTTTTTACGGCTACGTAATGCGGCAGCACCAGCTCCACCTACAGCAGCAGCAGCTAATAAACCAGCTCCAAGTTTGCCACCTTTAGTACTTAATCCACCTTTGGCAGCATTACCTAAACGGTTTAGTGGTTCACGTAGCTTACCTGCATTAGTTCCACCTGCTCCTGTTGGAGTTTGTAAACCGGACTTAGCCGCACCTCCGGCTCTTTTTAATGAGTCAAGTAAACGTCCACCAGCTTTACCCACTTGTCTGGGCATATTTTTTAAAGCTGACACATCTTGATTTAATCTGTTTTTACCAACAAATGCTCCTACATCACGAGCAGATTTGGCAGCTTCTTTACGACCTACACCACCTTTTCTTAATCCACCATAAACTTTAGCAGCAGCACCTCCACCATATCTAGCTCCAGCAGCACCTAAAGCACCCGCTCCGGCTAAACCAGCAGCAATGCCCCCTTTACTCATTCTTTTCTTTTTATCTTTGCTACCTTTTTTACGAGCAAAGTTAGCCAGATGAGAATAACCATTAAGGCTTTCTAAATCCGACATACTAAATGCTGCAACAACTGACTTTGACATACTATTTATCCTTTATTTTGTAAATTAAAATTTGGGTCTTTTGGGTTTACGTAGTTTATTTACTCCCATGGCTGTTCCTCCTACTGCGGCTACACCTAAACCACCAGCAGCAATTTTACCACCAGTAGTACCATAAGCCGCTTTAGCCGCACCACCAATACCAGCTAGATTAGATTTCAGTCTACCTTTTCCTGACAGAGAGGCTTTGGCTTTGGAAATACCAAAACCTAATTTAGACATATTTTTAGTTTTGCTAGCTTCAGTAGCTACTTTTTTAGCAGCACCTCCTAAAGCTGCCCGTGCTGTTTTAAATGCACTTCCTATACCAAACTCAGCCAACTTTTCCATCTCATCCAAAGTAAAAGCTGCTAATACTTGGTTTGATTCTGGCAGACTGTATTGTGCCTGACTACCACGTTGAGATAGTGTCCTTGGCATACCAGCACTTTGTTGAGCTTTGGTGTCTTCTTGAGCTGGTGTTGTAGGTTGTTGCTCCGATTCTTCGTCTTCAGGTTGTACACCTAATACTTCTAACAGTCGAGTTTCAAAATCATCTAATGCTTTTTCCATTAATTGACTTTGATCTTGACCATTTAGTGCTTCGTCAGTTGCAGTAAGAATACTTGCCAAAACCAACCACAAATCCTCAGTAAGTTCGTCGTATTGCTGTTTTACTTGATCTACTTGATCGTCACTATTTTCTAGTTCGTCAAACGATAAAGCAAATGTAGCTAATCCAGCATCATGACCTTTAAATAGTCTTAGACCAACAATTGCTGGTGTACTTGTTGCACTAATTTCTCTAATACAGTCCGAAACAATATCTATACCAGGACTAATAGTTGATAGTAGCTTATCTCTGTACTGTTCTATGGCTTGCCGGGATTTAATTGTTATTTGATTAGCAAAAGCACCAAATTTTCCTACTAAATGATTGTATCTAGAATCTCCAATATCTTCTGGTGTAATTACACGAGTTTCGATAGAGCCATCTAAATCACCATAAGTTTTGTCTTGAGCCTTAATATGATCAGCTAAAAAAGGTACTCGTGTACCCATTTGTAGTAAGCGATTTGTATTGTCTGCTATTTTTTGAATTCTCTCTGCTGAGAAAATATGCTTACGTTGTTTACTGTCAATATGTTCGCCTTCGACTAATATCAACGCACTAGTCTGAATATGTCCATCTGCTTCCTTAAATTCGGCAGATAATGGTTGTGCCTCAAAATGTGTGACTGGCACTGTATTATTAATATTTCTTTTTTTACTTGTGCGTGTAGTCATAATTTAATTCACTATATATCCTAAATACTAAACACAGATATATTAAAATAAGGATACTTAATTACTTGCTGCAATGTATAAAAAACAAATAAGCTTAAACAAAAGAGTGGGAATTAAGCTTAAAAAAGCCAGAGAGAAATGTGGTTATTCTCAGGGAGAATTTAGCAGAATATCTGGGTATAACCAAGGTGGTTTAAGTTTACTAGAAACAGGTAAACGTAATTTGACTATAGATAATCTTATTTATTTCAGTAAGTTGTTAAATGTAAGTCCTATGTATTTTTTAAGTAACTTTGATGATGAAGGTAAAGATAGATAATGCTTAATGTTATAAATGGAGATTTATTAGACATAACAAAAGGCTTAATTGCACATCAAGTTAATTTAAAAGGTGTAATGGGAGATGGTTTAGCAAAACAAATTAAAGATAAATACCCTAATGTTTATAGCCAATATGTTTTAGGAGTCCGAAAATAATAGTCTTAAGTTGGGTGTCACCCAAATAGTGCAAATAACAAATACAACAATAGCTAAATACATACACTAATTTTATTATTTGGATTTGCGGTTTGCATCTACTTTATCTTTTACAGCTTTTTTACTATTGTTATAAATATTTTGTGCATTAACTAGTTTCTTTTTGGCAGATTTTAATGCTGCTTCTTTTTTGTCTTCTGGGATATTGGTGTTACTAGCTGCCTTATCGTATTTAGCTTTGATTTCTTTTAGATTCTTACCACTTTGCTTTATTTGCTGTATTTCATTTGCTAAAGGTTTTTCACTATTTACAGTTACTGTGGGTTTAGGTTTTACTGTAATTAGTTTAGGTGCTACGTAATCTTTAGGAATAACAAAGTCTTTAACTAGTTTATTACTTTCATCATTAGATAAGTAGTGGTAAGCTCCGTGGTCAGACATATATCTATCCACAAATTTACCGGGTTTCTTTTTATTATTTTTATTAATAATTACAGCACCTGGAAACTTAAATGGTCCTGCTTGCCAATCGTTTTTATCTAGTATGTGTAGCGAATTTTTAGCTGGTGGTAAAATACCATGGCTATTTGCCCCATAAGTTACTTGTTTTAATTTGTTAGTGTCTACACCCATTTGTTTTAGGATATGCATAGCTTCATTAGTTACGTATCCCCCAGAACTGTGTCCATGCAAAGTTTGTATTTTATCAGGATACATATCCATATTGGCTTTGACAGTTGCCGCTAATTCTCTAGCTGTTGGATTATAGCCTTTTAAAATGCCTTTTTTAGCCGCAGTTGTTGTTAAGTCAAATAGTTGTCTAGCACTATTTCCAGGTGGAGTATCTGGAAGGTTATTCATACTTCTAGTATCAATAGCAATAGTATGTCCCTTTACTTTGCTGTGGATGTATTTAGATAGCTGACTACTACTTTTTGCTTCTGCACCATAATTAAGCCCAGCAACCGCATAATTTATATTCGGACGATTAAGCTCTGCTGTAGATAATTGAGCAGGTTTTATTTTTTTAGATAATTCTAAAGCTTCTTTGGCAGATATTTTTATATTTAAGTTATATCTTGCCTTTAAAATCCCGTAAGTACCTAACCCTAAACCAAGTAAAGCCGAGCTACCTATAGCAGCAACTTGGGCATTGCTAATTAATCTCTTATCTTTTCCTTTACGAATATGTGCTTTAACAACCTTTCCTTTGCGTATACTTGATTTAACTTTTATTTCTCTCGCGAAATTGGTGTTTATATCTGAAATAAATAATGTTTTCATTCTGTTTTTTTCTTATCTAAATGCTTAGATATTAAGTTGTATGCTCCGTAACCTGCCCCAGATAATACTGCACTAGTTAATGCACTTTTTCCCGCTCTACCGCTTAACTTCTTGATGTAAATTTGTTTTAATTTGGCTTTACTTGGATAAATTATATTTGCGTGAGGATTTCCTGACTTAATAGCTTTTTTAAAATTATCTTCATTATTAGCTAAGACTAAATTAAATCCTTTTCTCATTTTTAAATGTGCAACCAAAGCACCTCTAGTTCCACCTGCAACTGCACTGCCTGCCAACACTGAACCTAACCCGATTCTTTTTTTACGAGGGGTTTTGTCTTTGCTTCCTTTAGGTCTAGAAAATAATATATCTATGTCCGAAATAAATAGGGTTTTCATTTATTTTTTCTACTGCGACGATTATTTATTACTTTCCTAACACTGTTAACAGCTCCTATACCTACGGTTGTACCAATTAGTCCTGCTAAACCTATAGCTGTAACTTTATTACTGATTTTCGGTATCTTACCCATATTTTTAATATATTTATCACTAGCTAATTGTTCTAATTTAACAGCTACTTTGGCGCGTCTACCTTGTTCACTGGCTACTGTTTTTACTTTCTGTCGTAACAAACTATCTTTAACTTCATCAGTTAAAGTGTTTTGTGTATCTCGAATAGCTAAACTACTTATTTTACTATTTGGTTTAATTGTCCCTGGATCAATTACATCTGTAATATTTTTTGCATTATCTAATTTACGTTTGTATTCATTTAATTGTTGTAATCCTTTGTTTTTGTAGTTATCTTTAATCGCATTAGCTTTATTGCTTACTACAGTAGGTTCATTAAAGTAATTTTTTTGTTGTCTTAAAGAATCTGTGTAAGGTTTATTAGCCAGCTCTGTAGTTGTATTTAAATAAGACTTTATTCCTTTATAAGCTAATCCTGTTCCTATAGTTGCAGCACCTACATCTATTACTCCGTTTACTCTAGAACGTTGATTTCTGTCATATCCTTTAACTATTTTTCCTTTACGAATAGAAGATTTAACAGTAACACGCTTTGTACTGAATTCAGCTAAATGATTGGGGATAGTTACTTTATTAAATTTTCTTTCTAGCTTATATTTTTTGTTATTATCTTTTGTTTTTAAGTAAGTTTTAATAGCACTGTATGTTCCTAAACCAACCGCTCCTACAACAGCTGCTTTACGTGCTTTAATTGCTACTTTTGCTAAATACTTATTAGCAAATCTTTTGTTTAATCCTTGAGGGTCTAACTGGTATATATCTCCTCGCTTAAGATTATTTTGATTTACAAAACTATCTATATTGTCTGCAATTTTTGGAAGTGTTTTTGAATGAGGCTTTTCGTAAACAGGAATAGACTTTTTGTTTAAATCTGCATCTAATTTTCCACCCATTTTAGAGTACAGTTTATTGTCCATATTTTTTAGATCTGGAGCCAAAACTGTTGTAGCTTCGTATCCTCCAAAAGTAGGTTCAAAAGTGACTATTTTCTTTTTATCTCCTCCACCTACTAAGCTTCTTAAATAACCTCCTGATTTTTTATCTGACAAAGTTAAAGAGATACCCCCAGCTATAGTACCTCCCAAGATAGCTTGATTGATTCCACTTTTAGCTGCTTGTTGTATAGGGTCTTTAAATCCTTGAGCTTTAATCTGCGTAGATTGTATTTTGTTTAATTGTTGTTTTTTTTGTTTCTTTTGTTCTTTATCTAAAAACAAAGTACTGGATAATTTGTTTGCGGCAACAGTCCCTGCAATAGTACCACCTATAGTGCCCATTAGTCCGCCAATTAATGGATGACTAGCGCCTACTTTACTACCTGCTACAAAACCACCAGCAGCTCCAGCTAATGTAGACAAACCTACTAAACTAGCTCTAGTATTTTTACCTTTACTACGGTTGTATCCTTTAACAATCTTTCCTTTACGTACTGAAGATTTTACTTTTACTGTTTTATCTGCCATTTACCGTAATCCTTTTCTTAGGTTGTTTTATTTGAATTAACTCTGTATTTAATACACGTTTGAAATAAGCATTATCTATTTGATTCTTTTGCACATTAAGTTCATTAATTAAATTACTAATTTCATTGTACCTAGGGTTAGTAGGATTTAAGCTTTGTTGCTCGTAAGCCAAACTACCCATCTGCCGTGTAATATTGTTTAACAGTACTTCTTTATTTAATTGTCTTGGATTGATAGATATTTGGTCTTTTGCTTTAGGACTATTCTCTTTTAACTGTTTTAGTTGTACTTGCAGATTATTACTTTCTACTTCTAGTTGAGACAATCTATCGAGCTTCGCTTTTACTACTTGGGCTATTTGCTGATTAGGATTACTACTAACACCGTTTATATTTGCAGTTGGGTTATTAGCTGCACGATCCAGTAGTTCCATATCTAAATTAAAACTATCTGTACTACTACGCACTAAATTTAGTTGCTCTACTGCATTTTCTAAATCCGCTAAACTTTTGGTGTAATCTCTGGGGTTAGTCGCCGCCTGATTTACTACTCTTTGACGCACTACATTTATATATTCTTCTGCAATAGATAAATTAGTTTCTAATGTACTACGACCTAAATTATCTGTAAGTATTTCATTTAGATAGTTCAATTCTTTTGATTTATTCTGAAGATACAACTGTGACATACTAGTGTCATTTATTAAACTGTTTTTAGTATTTAATAAAGTATCTCTAAATTCATTACGTTGTTGTTGTGTATTATTTATGTTGTTATAAAGTCTATTACTTTGATTATTAAGTACTTTAACAGAATTAGTATTATTAACTAAATCATCTGCATTTACTAAACCCGGTGACAAAGCATCTACAGCTCTGTATCTTTGCATTGTTTGTTTGGTTTCTTCTAGTGCATTATTTGCACTGTTGTAAGCATTAACTAATTTAATTTGACTAATATCCAAACTGTTAATAGTTTTGTTTAAATCGCTAATGTATTTACTGTATTGATTTAGTAGTTGATTTTGTAATTGCACATTACCTTCTGCCGCTTGAAACCTTTCCTTGAATAATGCTCTTTTATTTTCGGACTCCCTGATTAACTGTTGTGCTTTGTTTATAGTCTGAATGTCATTTCCTAATGCACGTTGTCCTTCAGTTAATACACGATTATTACGACCTTTAATTGTTTGCCCAATACTATATTTTGACTTAGCATTAACAATAGGTTTTTCTAAATCTTCTATTACACGATTAGCGGTTAGTATATCTTCTTCATTAGATAAACGTATAGGTTGTGAAGTGGGACTTGGAGCTTGTAGTTGTATATTTAAGTTTTCTTTATGTTTAACAGTCAATACATTATAAAGATTTTGGGTAGGAACAGTAAGTTCTTGTAGTACAGATCTAGGAACATCTTCTAGTAAGTCATTTAAAGCTGCTCTAGCTACACTAGGTCGAGTACGATTAAACATTCTATTTAGTAAACCAATACTAGCTAACGCCACACCTCCCAGAATTGCTGCACTAGCCAATTGTCCACCTGATAATAAACCTTTATTTCTTTTACCTTCAACAGGTTCGAGATAACAATTACAGTTAGGGTGAATTGGTGGAGGTATCATCCGGTCAGTCCGAAATAATAAGGTATCATACACCCCTTGACCATATCCTGTATCCCTATCTGCCATACCCACACACATTTCACACACCACTCCTTGCCCACTGTATGGCTTCTTAGTTTGTCTTTCCATACGTAAGTGTTCAACGCTAACTACCCAACGCACTAGTTCTATGCCGTCTGCTTCGTAGTGTGCAAAGCGTCCATAGTTGTAAGCTGCTGACAACTCTGTTAATGCTGTACGTTTTATGCGCGGCAAAACAGATTTCTTTTTAGATAGTTGTTCTAGATCTCTTTGGCTTATTTTGTTGCTGGTAAGACCTAATCGTCTTGCTTGGTCTTGACTTAATGTAATACCTTGAGACAAATCTCTGTCTAGTTTTTCTTGCAACGCACGTTTTTCTCGCGGGTTAAAAGTATTATTAATAATCTCTTGCTGGGCTTGTATTTCTTTTTTAGTTAACAGACTATCTTTCTTTTCTTTAATAATCTTCCTTGCTTCAGCACCATAGTCTGGATACAGTGGACTTAAAGCTTGTAACAAATTACGCTCTCTCTTCTGCTCAGTACTCGATAAATAGGTGGCAATTTTATTTTTAGTATTTCCAATTAAACTTTGTATATTTTGTTTAGTTGATTCACTAACATCGTCACTTAGTTTTTTTGCAATATATTCATACCTTTTATCTAAGTATTTACCAAACTCAGTTTCGTCTTTTAAACTAATTGGTACTTTTAATTGATTACTTACATCTCTGTTACGTTGCGATTCTAGTATTCTACGGTTACGAATATCTTTTGTAACTTGGGATGCCAAAGATTTATTACTTTCTAATGGGATAAGTAATTGTTGTTGACGTTCTAATTCTTTGGTACTTTGTCTTTCATTTTTTTGTAGTAGCTGTCGCTGTTTTTTGTCTCTCCTTAGTTGTTGTATTTCTTCTTGACTAAGTACAGTTGGTTGTTGTGTATTAGTAAGCGGCTGATTATTGGCAGCTTTAGTTAACTGATAACGTGCAAATTCTTCTTGTTGTTTAAGTGCTTTCGATTGTTTATTTAACGCTAGTTTCTCAGCATTTAATTCAGTTAATCTATTAGATAAAGTATTTCTAATAGTTTCTTGTTCTTCAGGACTAAAACTTCTGTCACGATTAATATTATTTTTAGCGTATTTAGTGGGATTATTAATACCTTGTTGTAATTTAGAAATACTGCTATCTAAGTCTTCTTGTTTTTTGCCAACTTCTTGTTGACCTTTTATTGCATTTTCAATTTGTTTACTTAAACGCCCAATTAAACCATCGTTGTTTTGTGTAGCGAAAGTAGCTAAATTTAGTTGTTCATTAAACCGTTTAACTTTGTTTTTCTTGTAGATGGACAGAATATCTTTTCTACCATGAAGACTACCTACACTCCAACTACTCTGCCAGAGCTGACTAATGTGGTTATATATTAGTGGCTTTAATTTTTTACTATCTAAACCAGCTAAAGCGTCGTCCCAAGTCTTAGTACTATTACTGGTAATGTGGTGTAGTAATAGTTTATTTATTTGATTAACAAGACTACCAGTAAAACTATCTGTAATACCATCTAATTCTTTTAGTATATTTTTAGTCTTAGTTTCTGGTGGGAAAGTAGTTTCTAAATTATAAACAGGCATAAATAATGAACTCTAGTATATTTACTAATACTAAATCATTTGTGTTTACCTGTTATAATTACGACTATCCCAGATTACTATTTAGCCATGAACATTAACTCAAAGACAATTGACGATTTAGTATGTATGTTGCAAGAAAAAACATACCGTGAGTATGGAGAAAAGATTGCACGGCACAAGATTAAGTTTATTTTGAATTCTTTTTTATATATGATTCATACCACTGTGGCTAGTGGTGAGCGTGTAAGTATATATGGACACGGTACTTATGACAGCTATACGTTTAAAGAGCGTAATGGTAAAGATCCTATTAAGAATCAAAGTTACTACATTCCAACTCACCAAGTACCCACATTCCGTAGTGGAGAAAAGTTTAAACAACTAGTAGAAAAAGGAGGCACTAGACAAGAGAATAAAGATATATTGGTTGATTAGGAAAAATAAATACAATAAGAGTCCGAAAATATAAGGGGTAACAGTTTAATTGGTAGCTAAACCCTTATTATTTCGGACTATTTTTTAGCTTTTATTTCGTAGCGCTTAACATCTTTTAAAGTATTTTTTCTACCCACATATTTTACTACTCCTAAACCAGCTCCTAGTGTTCCTCCAACTATTCCCCCTGCTATTAAACCTAATTTGGTATTACCCATTATTAATCTTTTAGCTGCTTGTTTATTTAAGTGAGGAGCTTGTTTTATTAGTTCAATTCCTTTAGTTAAACCTAAAGTACTTAAACCAGCTGCCCCAACTCCGGCTCCTACAGCAGCACGTTTAATAACAGGTTCTCTTAGTGTGACATTACGTTTACCAGTTTTAGCGTTTAACTCTCCATTAAGGAATTTACCTAATTTACTTTGTCTTTTCTTTTTATCTTTACTACCTTTCTTCCTTGCAAATTGTGCTACATAATCCCCTAAAAATAAACTATAATCTGCATTGTTTTTAACAGCATTTAAAGCAGCTGTTCTTTGTAATTGTTGATTAGACTTAATACGTTTTTTTATTTTACTTTCTATTCTTACTTTAGCTTCAGTGTTTAATTTTGGATCATTTCTTACTTTTTTTAATGCTTTATTTAATCTGTCTCTTTGTGTTTGAATTTTAGATACATTAGGCTTACCCATTTGTTTTAATTCTCTGCTCATAAGTTTTGAGCGTCTTAAATATGTTTTTGTTTTTTCTTGATCTTTTATCATTTCCGGAGTAATAGGAATTTTGTCAATTGGCGAGTTAACAGTTATAGGTTGATTTTTAATTGGTAATCTTTTTCCTTTAGCTAATGCATAAGCACCTAACCCTAAAGCTCCTAACGCCAATGTTCCAATTGCTGCACCTTTTAGTAGCGATTTACCTTTTCTTTTCCTTTTATCTTTAGATCCTTTTTTTCTTGCAAACTGTGCTTCACTAATATCTGATAAATAATACATAAGATTGTTAGTAATAATTATATTAATTTTAAGTTATTTCTTTTTACCTTTATATAGTGAACTGTATTTACTGTTACGGTGTTCGTTGTATACACTTCCACCACCTAATGCTGCTCCTAATGCTGCACCAGTTCCTACAGTAGACAACATACCTTTTGTACTGTATTTTTTGTTAACCAGCATATTGCCTAAACCAAGTGTACCTCCCACAACACTACCCAATGTTGTGCCTAAACCAACCCACCCTGCTCCCTGAGCTTTACTCATATATTTACCTTTTTTTGGTCCAAACTTAAAAGACTTTTGACCAACAACACTTGGTTTATTGGTGTCAAATAATCCTACTTTTCTTTTTTGCTTATCTTTACTACCTTTCTTACGAGCAAATTCTGAGATGTCACTTAAGTAATACATGAATAAATAACTAGTAGTACTAATTACTTATTGTAGTGTAAGAGGACAGATTATTAAATTTATCAAACCCAAACTGATAATTTATCAATTTTGATAGCCTGAAACCCTTATGTGGTAAGGCTATCATTTTATTTATCAGTTTTCTATATTATATATAGTATAATTGTAATAACTGATAATTAATAAAGAGCAATAATGAAATATTTGAGTGAATATGTAAATGATATGGATAATGATACACAATACATTGGTGGATTATTTCCTAAAGGAAAGTTATCTATGATTGTTGCAGAAGGAGATATTGGTAAAACAGAATTAATGCTTCATGCTAGTTTGGCAGTTACGGCAGGTAAAAGTTTATTACCTGGCAATCATTACGTTACAGATCAAGGCTACGTAATGTTAATAGAGACAGAAAGCCGCAAACGCGACTGGATAAGACGACTAGTTAATCTAGAAGCTAATATGAGTCGGTATTATATTCCAAAAACAATTAACGATACAATCAATGGCAATAACAAAGAAGACATCAAGGCTATTTATTCGGACATTGAAGCCAGACCACCTGAATTAATTATTGTGGATAGTTTATTGGGTTTTAATATGGGAGTAGATGAGAATACAGTTGCTGTTGGTCCAGGTATGTGTGTATTGGCTGATATTGCAGAACAATTTAATATAGCTGTAGTATGTACCCATTACTTAAATAAAACTTTAGTTAACAAAAGAATATCTGTTAACAATATTCGGGGTCATTCAACTTATAACCAATTACCGCAACTAATTTGGGCATTAGAAAAAGAAGATACCTTACTAAGAAAGCTTTATCAAATAAAAAATAATTTAAATAATTTAGATACTACTGTTCACAAATTTACAGTTAAAAATAATCAGATAGTTTTTGCAGATATCGCCGAACAACAAATAGAAACTGGGACTAAAGGAGTCCGAAATAAAATATATGCAGATAATATAACTAAGTCGGATAAGCAGATAGCATTACTAATACAGCAGAAAGAACCTAATCAAACTATTTACAACCTAATCAATTGGGTCAAAAGAAAACGTAAAAAATAATATTATGAAAAGCAAAAACTATCCTGGTGTATGGGAATTAAAACATCGTAATACTTACAGTTATCGTAAAGATATTGCGGCATCAAATGGTATGTGGGATCAAGAACATAAAGTATGGTTATTTAGATATCAAATAGATTATTTAAATTGCTATGCTTTATGTGAGAATAAATCTCCAGAAGAAATGCTAGAAATTTTAAGAGTTAAACAACCTGAAGATTGGGCAACATTTGAATTACCTAAACATAAACCTCATTTCTTAAGTGAGTATACACATTTAATTTAAATAAAAAGAGATGTACCACAAATACATCTCTTTTCAGTAGTTTTAAGAAACTACTTTAGTCTAAATAAGGAAATTCAAATATAGTTTTCACCTCTACTGGTTCCTGACCTATATCTTTTAATTTAGTTAGCTGTTTAATTTTTTTATTAGAGTCATTAGGTTCTGACATTTCATAAACAACTTTAGAGTGTCTGTAGATCAAACTATATCTTCTTAGAATTTCTCTATCAAGTAGATTTGTAATTGCTACTGCAATATTATATTTACTAGCTAATCTAGATAACCACTGTAAAGAATAAGGTATTATCTCACCTTCACAAAATGCCGTAATACTATCTACAATAAGTACTTCTGGTTGGATACTTTTAATACTAGATATTATCTGTTGTCTATCTTGTTCATCATTAAAATTACACAGATAATTAGTATTACTATAAGGTGTGTAATAACAATTTAAATCAGCTTGTAGTTTGTTTAGGTATTTTACATATCTAGGTAATTTACTTTCTGTTTCAATAAGAAGTACTTGATGGTAGTTATTTATTTTTAAAGGATTTATTGGATAAAAGTGTTTTTTACCTGGCATAGTAGCTGTTAATACTAATAAACTTTTCCCAATACTACTTTCTCCTACTACTGCTGATAAATAACCTTTAGGAAATAATCCTCCAACATAAGTTGGGTTTTCTATATTATCTGAGTAATTGGAAAGTATACCGTAATTGCAATTGTTCATTGTTTGTTAGGTGGTTATTTAGGATATTTGCTTTTCTATTATAGTTTACCTGCCAAACAAATTATTATAATAACCAGCATTATTGTCGATTAGTCGCACATCAAATAAATCAATTACCGATTCTTCTTTAGTAGCGTTGGTGTCTACCGTGACGTATTGTTTAAGTGTTTGTCCGTATTTTGCTAAATACAACAAAGCATAGCTTAATGTGTCAACAAAATCGTCATTCTTAGCTTTAGGAAACATTAATAACTCTGCTGTGCATTCTTTTAGCCAACTACGATTCTCACTGTTAGGTAATGGAAAATATACATTACCTGCTTCAAATTGTGGTGTTGTAGCTTCTAATCTTACTTCTTTATCTCCACCATACTCTTTAGGTTCCATTGGTACTATACCGCTTATGTATTGCTGCAAAGTATCCATAGCTGCTTGACCATTACTTTTCTTTTCTATTAATATCCCTCGGCAATCTGGATATTTTAATCGCAAATTGATAATAGCTTCTATTTGTTGCGGAAATGTCATCTTGCGACGCACACAATCTAACAGATACTTTTTACTGCCTATTTTGCCCCACACAGTCCCTACCGAATAATCCCCTTTAGTGCTTTCAGCTAAGTCCCACGAACAAATTAACATATCAAAATGGTCTGGCAAAGCATTTGGACCATATTCTAGTATCTGTTCAGCCTTAACATACCCGCCGCCTTTGGGCACTGGTTGCTGTTGAAACTGACTTGCCCACCTCCATTCACCCTTTTTCTTTTCGGATAGTATTGTTTTCTCATCTAAGATATTTGGACAAAGTAGCTCACCTTCTCCTCTACGAGGGTCGCTAAAACCAATTGAAGTACTGTAAGTAATGTCAGGGTCGTACTCAATCGGTAATGCAAAATACTCCCAACCTTCGTCTTGCAACAATACTCTGCCAATTAAATCGTCTTCAGCTAATCGCTGGTGAATGATTAGTTGAGTAAAAGTATCTGGGCTTTCCCAACGAGAAGACATAGTATCAAAGTACCAATCTGCCACATTATCTTTGGCAGCTTTACTTTGTGATTCTTGTGCTTTGTGTGGATCATCTATTACTAAGAACTTAGAACCTTCACCAGTACCCCGTCCTTCGACGCTTGTAGCTAGGCGGAAACCGCCATAATTGTTTTCGTATTTACTTTTTTGGTTACTACCGCTTTTAAGGTGAAACTTATCACCCCACAAACTCTGAAACCAACTTGTAGTAATTAAGCTACGACTTTTTACTGCATCACGCAATGCAAGATCAGCCCCGTAACTAGCAGTGATAAATGTGTGTCCAGGGTCCTGTAACCAACACCATACCGGAAACGCGACACTACAAATGGTGGACTTGCCCAGCCTTGGTGAGATTGCAATAGCTAATTTACGTATCTCTCCGCGCTGTAAAGCCTCCAGATGGGCACAAATAGCATCGACATACCAATTGTCCTTGAATTCGCCTTTCGCGATATAACGCCATGCAGCCACCACAAAATGATAAAGGTTGCCTTCCGCCAACATATTTAGTTCTTCGGTGAGCAGACTTTCTAGCTGACTTTCGTGTTCAGCTTCCTCACCTTGTAGTCGCCTTATCTCTGACTCGATTTTTTCAAGTTCGCGCTGTAACTCACGTTGTGTAGGCATATTACTTTTTATTAAACACCCCGAACAATTCGCCAAACAGTTTGCTTACATTATTTTCACTTTCGTTAGGACTAAGATAACTTTCGATAGTTGCAATTAAATTGCTCATATCAGAAGTTATTTCACGCACACAATGTAAGTCTAGATACTGGATAAATATTACTCCTATGTCCCGCACTTCCCCATCGATTTCAGTCTGAAGCATAAAACAGTAATAACCCTCGACACCATTACGCAACATACGTTGTTTGCTCGTACTGTTGACCAACGTGTCTGGCGTGATAAATGTGATTTTGTTGTATTCTTTGTTTTTCTTAGCCAACAATATTTCTTCTGAGTAAAAACTAAGCGGTATGTCTCGCAATGTTAGAGCAAACGCCGACACACCATTTTCTACTGCTTCGTGAGTCATTGTTAGTTTCTCGTAACTATACCCCGAATAATATTTCTGTCCGTTGTGAAATTGTGCCACCATAACTCTACTGGCATTGGACTTTTCAAGCAAATTACCCAACATTTGGTTGATACTACGATCTACTTCTAGTGGTAAGGACAGTGTGCGTTTTACACTGGCTAATCTAGGTTGCAGTATGTACTTGTGTACCCATACCAAAATTAGTAACGTAAGCACACCTAACGATTGGCTACCTACAATAAATATCTTGTCTCGCAAATTTACGTTTATTGGTGGTGGCGAAACACCAGGACTAGGACTGACCGAAATAATAGGCTCTTTGGTATTACTATTACTCATTAACATTCGTTGACTACTCATTATTGTTATTGTTTGTTGCTTACTCGTTTTCACTCGTGCTTGCTACATCTAATGTCATCACATCTTTTATTTCACCCTCAATTTGACGCTTTTTAGTCATTAAATTGTTGAGGATATCTTGACGGTCTTCTACTTGTTTTAACAAATTGTTAATCTTTTTCTTTGTATTTTTACCTTGTTTTTGTATTTGCTTTTGTTCGTCATTTTGTAATTGCATTAGTTCGTTAACTATTTTCTCGGCGTTTATTGGTTCTCCCATTATATTTCTTACTAACACATGACCTTTGTTTAATATAGTTATTGCTAAATCTATATCTTTCATGTGGTTACGGTTTATGCTGGGTTTACCTGTTTCATCATCATAGTCTTCGACTTCGTGTGCATCTAACCATCTTTCTACTTGGTCATAAATTCTATCTAAAAGAATAAGATTTTTTGCATCATATCGTGAGCTTTCACTCATTAATGAATGCACTCTTTCTTGACCAATTGCACGTTTAATTTTTTGTTTGTATAGCTCACGCCGTTCGACCCATTTATTTTCTGTGCATCTTTGTCTAACAGAATATATGGGTACACTATATTTTCCAGCTAATTCGTCATTGGTTGGAAAATGCATTGTACGTAAACCACTTTCAGGGTCTATTTTTAGACTGCCGTGTATGTATTCTGCTTCGATTGTTATCCAATCTATCTGACGACGACCTACTCTTGTGGCTTCGCTTGGGGCTGTTGTATTACTGATGAGATTCGGGTCTGGAACTATAGATATGTTATTGTCATTTCTTGGCATATTTAGTGTGGGATTAGGGTGAAAGGTATGTATTAAGTGTACCTTTTTGTTGTGATTGGTAGATGTTTGTATAGTGTGTAAAGTTTCCACCAAAAGTAACAAATCCCCTATCACCTCAAACCCTTACCACGTATAGGTTACAGCCATTTGTACCACCTACTGACATACGAATGGTGTAAGGGTATCTTTAATACATGGCAAGCGAAGGGTCTTGCGATTCCCAAAAGGAGACGACGGCTAACACTATCTGGAACGGCTCATAAAGGTTGAGCTACACACCCAGATGCCCACAGCACTAGGCTGTACAGTCTAAGAGGGCTATAGTTTCTCTGGACTTATAGAGCCTAATTAGCTCGATTATTCCTTACGAGGTTTACTATGTCTACTTTAATGGCTGATGTTTTACGTACTTCTGACTTCAATGTTGCATCAACGTTAATGACTTTCCTAGTCTGTTATTTAGCATATGTTTTAACAAATAAAACTCTCGCTAAATATCCTAGTTACAAAGTGGCTTTTAGTTGTGTGATTTTAAGTACTGTAACTGGTGGCTTAATTGGGGCATTAGGTCGTGTTTATCACGTTTGGTAGAGTCCGAAATAATAGTCAGTCCTAAAGCTTACACCACCATTATTGGAGATACACAATGGAATTCACCACAAAGTACATCAACGCAACTACTCGTGAATACAGAAATAACAAAGGCGATTTAATGGCAGTTGCAACTAACCCTACTTGGAGATTAGATGTGGGTAATCACATAGATAGTCAAACACGTTATTACTGCTTAAATGGTGTGTTTGAACCTGACCACCAAACAATGGTTGTTAGTGAAGTAGTTTTAGAAAGCATGGTAATCAGTTAATTCACGAAGTAATTAATTGTCTCTAAAGTAGTTTAAATTAAAACATTTAGATTACTTTAGACAGAGTTAATTAGCCTCATGTAAATAACTCTAAATGTTCACACTTTAGCAGCAGAAAAAAATGATACACATTGACAAGTTTAATGGGCGTAATTGTTTAATTGGCTTTGATGATTGGGATAGACCTAACTACGAAATGTTTGTAGAGGCATATTATGCTACTACAATGATTCCGAACATAAAGTACTTTCTTGGTTATGGACGTTGTTTTTGTATTATCTCAGATGATTGTAAAAGTGCTTCTGTGCATCGTTACAGAGAAAATTGGAATGGTTACGATGATTGTTTACAGGTTGATTTAATGACTGGAGAAAGAATAACTAGAGATATGGTATATCCTAATTACGCAAAAGGGATACACAGAACAAGCTTTGCAAGTTAATTAATTGTTTCTAGGGATTATCTAAACTTCCCTAGACAGAGTTAATTTACTAGCTCTACTCCAGTAACTATAAAGGTTAGTTAATCATGGATTACTCTTCACTATCTAAATCACAGCTTTGGTCATTAGTTAAAGAAGCACAATTAACTGCATTAACTTGGCAGTCTACAAAGCAACAAATGATTGATAGTTTAGTTGCTTTAGAAGAGACCGAAAACAATAAGGCTAATGAATACGTAGTTATTACACCTTCTCTAGACGGCGACTTTAGTGTGTGGAATCAGATTACCTCTGGTGTTATACCTAACAGTGACATAGTAGAGGAGACAAAGGAACAAGTTACTACACCCCCTGTCCCAGAAGTAGAAATAGAAATTAAGCCCCCGCTAGACACTACTTATTTTTCGGACTCCAATATTGTCTCTTCTACATCCAAGTATCCTTTGTCAACGTATATCCTCAAGTCTGTCTTAGCTGAATACATAGCACTGGCAGTGTATCTCTACGCTGAAACAAGCTATGTCGCTAAAACATTACTATCTATCAAGCTAGTAGTCACACCTACAAAGCTGTTTGCATGGTATTACATTGACCATGCTGTTAGCGGGGGATATAAGCCAGTCACAGATAAGTATGATAAGCGTGACTTACTCGAACTTCTAGAGACACTGAATAGCATTCTGCCAGATGTCAAGAAGTTTGATTATTCTAGGTCAGTTGTGTCTATCAAGATGAAACCAAAGACCATTGTGGTTGAAGGTGTGAATGATCAAAAGATTAAGCGTACCGAAAAACAAAAGCAAGTAAATAATGGTTACGGTAATCGCCGCAAAACCATTATGGATACTACAGAAAGTCCAGGACGTAATGTAGGTCAACCAAGTGTCAAGGAATCAGTGTTATTTAGGGCTGCAAGATTCCTTAGCGAACCATTTATCAGAGACGGTAAAGCCAATGTAGAGGGTATTGACACCATATCTGTTAATGGTATGCAGGTCTATCCTTGCAGTCTTATATCTGCCTTACCTGAAAATCATCCTGCAATAGATAAGCTTTCCCCTCAAGCAATCAAGTTTCTGTTTGACCATAAGAAAACGGATGACCCATTAACCGATGCACAGGTAGCTGAAGTAAAGACCTACAAGCGTCGTAAAGACATTGCACAACAGAAAGTAAGTCAACGTAGTTTCACCCACTTAAGAGGAAAAATACACAACGGCTTTTCACCTAGCTTTAAAGACGGCGATAAAACATTTTGCTTTGAGTTAGACAAAACCAACCGTGTCAGGCTTTGGTCATTACCTCACGGTGACGTAGCTGGAGAAACTCCTCATAATGTAAGTGCTAATGACTTAGTAAATGGCAGACTACTACAAGATGTAGGTTATTTAGAAGTCCTTGAATTCTCACATAAACAATGGCGTAACTTAACGTTAGATATGGTACGCGGGGGTAGTGAAGCAAGACTAGAACGCTTTAACTGGATTAGTGAAAAACTAAATCTAGTAAGCCTCGATAATGTAAATGCAATTACCACGTTTCTTAATGAGCTTAAAACACTCGATGGTAAACCACTTAAAATTCACGATTTAAAAGTAAGTAATGAGCTAATTAGTGGAGAGCTTTACGGTAGCAAGCTTTTAATTGCTAAAAGAGACACGGTTAAGCATAAGGTAGTTTTACATCCTAATGCTAAATGTCCAGAGCGTATTGTAGCGGTTGCTAATACCTGGGTATTGTCTTTACCAGGTAACTTACTTAACTCTAAATTTGTATTAGGGTTAAACAACATCACTACTAAAACCCGTATTAGTGATTGCGTTAAGCCTAACAGAAATGTAAAACCTATCAGCAATAAAAGTGACCTTAAATACATCACTAAAATGTTGACTCGTTTTACTGGAGAAGGCATCTTTAAAGACCGTGATAAAACTGAGTATTTAGGACGCTTAGTTTTAACTGATGGTGAATCACTAACTAAGAAACAAATAACACGTATAGCGCAACGTGTGTTAGACACTTATCCACCTACAGAAAAACTAGCGTGTCTTTTCACTCCAACTTTGTTAGTAAGTAATGACAACTACGCTGTGACTTTGCTTAAATTACTAAGAACTTACGGTGGTGTAGAATTAGCAGTTTTAAATAACGGTAATCTTACACACTATAACGACAATACAGATAAACCATTTACACAATGGTGCAATAGTGTTTACCGTTATTTAATGTCTTATGGTAAAGCAGTAACGGCGATTACACTAAACGATGCTATTCAGATGTTAGAGCGTAGCCCGTTTAGTGAACACAAACAAATACTAATTAACGGTGTTCCTACTAAGGCTAAATTAAACGGTGGTTTAATGCTAAAAGATTGCACTGATTAAGCTTTTAATTCCTTGTCCTAAGCAAGACGGTATAAACTACTTACCAACTGTAGTACACCTATTATTTTCGGATTACCTGAAAGGACTCTTTTATCATGTCTCACTCAATTGGTTTTCTAGACACAAACATCGTTGTCCCCGTTGCATTACGTATGGATAACGAAAAATACAAAGACCATTACTACATGATCGAGGTTCATTCCGACTTCCCTCAATTAGGGATTACGGTATCCTTTGGTACTCCTACCAACTTAACCCCTGAAAAAAATCTACCAGGATACAAAACAAAGGCTATTACTCAAACCCAGTACAAGCCAGTAGTAGCAGTTACCTTTGACAAGAACTTTATGCCATCCCTAGAACAACACCACTTGAAAAGTGAAACTGTAGGCAAGGGGGGCAAAATCGCCCACTACAACGAAGCGGGTGAGCGTATTGAGACAGTAGTACAAAATCACTTGCATTGTATCAATACTGTGGTATTGCCTAAAGCGGTACAAAAACTGTTAGACCCACAGTGTCTAGGTGCAAGGTTCTCAAGTTGGTTACTTGTTGGTATTGAGATACTTGCCAGAATGAAAAACGATTCGCAAGTGTCGGGTAGCGATAAGGACATTCAACTTAAAGAAGGTTTAGCACCACTAAGTCAAGATGAGTTGTTACGTTTGACTCTGGATACATACACTAAGCTTAGTGACCATAAGGCTTATGTATCTGACAGCCACAAAAAGATTGCTACTAGAATCCAGTCTCTACCAGGCTACAGCGAATCTAAAGCTATCGAAGCTAGTGTTTCACCAGTAGTAGATAAAGACGCTACACAAGTTGCCGTAGCTATGGCTGAGAAGCCTAAGAACAAATAGTCCGAAAATATAAGGGTCTATTTCTAAGTAAGACATACGCTATAGCCACTAAATAACCACAAGGCACTAGGTCAGGGTTGACTTAGTGCTTTTTTTGTTTGTGTGGTGGGGCTTCACGTAGTATTTTTTTTCTTTGTAATTTTGAAGCAAAACCATGAATAACACGATTAAAGTTGAATTCACAAGACGGGGCGAACAACTTCTGGCTTTTGTGGATAATGCAATGTATGGGGAACAGTTGCATTGTTCCCAAGAGGATTTTGTCAAAGGTTTACAAGCCCAAAGAAGTCCTAGTTACTGGAGTGAAGAACTTAGAGCTTGGACTTATCCAGGATTGAGTAGCTTTAAGGATGCTCAAGAAGGGAAGTACGACTGGATTGAAGTTCAAACCATCATCAAATCAGAGAAGGTATAACTTCTCTAGAGGGCTTTTTATTACCTTGGGTAGGAATTTTTTCTTTGTTGTTTTGAGGTGCAACCATGCAATTTCTTAAAGACGATTCTGCTAAGGTAATAGGAGCTTTATATGCCCCGACTAACGATATAGCTAGTGTGTTGGAACTAGCCAAAGAGTATTGCATGAGTCAAACTTTTTACGATACACCACGAATAGAAATACACATCATTAAGAAGTTTACCCAGTTTGCTGACGAACATAAAGTTAGTCGATATTTTGACGACCATCATGTGTCGTTAGTAAAGTCTCCAGAGGGTATACCTTTCTATGTACAGAGGTGTAATGCTTTTACTCCATCAGATGAACATCGCCAGCTTATAGCTCAACAACATAAAAACATATAACTAAGTTGTCTCTTCCCACAACCTGGGAAGACAGAGCTTTAGTAATTAGGAATAAAACCCAAATGAAAAACTACGTTATAGTTATTCACCCAGACAGCAATGGTACATCCGTTGCTTATATACCAGCAATCCCAGGATGTCATGCTATGGGAGATACACCCCAACTGGCTTTTGCTAATTTGTTTGGTGTGTTTGAAATGATTAAAGAAGAATATGCACAAGATGGAAAGTTGTTACCTCCAGAAACTGAGCCATCAGGTTTGGTTGATAAAACAGTTTAAATATTAACTATAATTACTCACTCGGTTAGTCTGGGTGAGTAGTTTCTTTGTGTGCGAAGACGGTGAAGCCAAAAATATATCAGGGTTTAAAATGCACGAAGTAGACATAGAACTTTTACGTGATTGTGAGTTATCACAAATAATAGTTAGTAATGGCTGTAAGAAATTACAGTTTACCCTTATTACAACTCATTAACTTATAAGGTATTTAGCAATTAAACCTTTGATACTTTAAAAGAAGCTTTAGACTACTACAACAGTATTTACTAATATAATTTTAAGAACATTACCTAGGAAAAAACATATGACAGACTCATTAGGACAACATCTAAGCGAAGCTTTAATAAAATCTGCACAAAAAGTATTTTTGGAACCTACAGAAGAAATATCTAATACTAATACTTTAACTGTTGTTGTTAAACAAGAAGACTCTATTAAAACAACGGTTGTGCAACGTGGTATAGATGGGACTGTAACATTTACTGAAACAAAAAACAGAAAGTAAATAAGTACTCTGACTGTACTGTGAATGTTAATACTTCTGTTTTTATTTATTAGGATAACGGTGCTATTTTTCTAGAAATAGCCGATGTAATTGAGAAGTATTTGTAAGTTTTTTAGTTTTTGTATGAAAGCATTAATTCATGGTTGTTTTGATGTATTGCATCCAGGACACAAAAGTTATATTCAAAAAGTAATTGCAGAATATAACTTAACTGAGATAGTTGTAGGATTGTGGACAGACGAACGTATAAAACAACGTAAAGGTAATACCCGACCACTATTTACTTATGATTGGAGAGAACAAGATTTAGTTAAATTTTTAACTACATTAAATATTAGATACCAAATCGAACAACTAACTATAGACAAATACGAGAAAGGGTATATAGACGAAAACCTATTAGTAATTACAGCAAGACCTAAAGGTATACCTAGGACTACTAACTTAGAATCTACTTTTTCTTATCGATTAGAAAGTAATGGTTTTAAAGTTAAATTTTGTAATTCTGAAACCACTAGTTATCATACAAGTGACATAGAAAAGTTATTGTTAGAGTCCGAAAACAATAGTATTTGTATTACTAAGAAAGTAGGGGCAGTTTTAGTCAGAGATGGTGTTCCAGTTGCTAGTGGGTCTAACGCTAGTAATGTGGGTAAGTATTGTAAAAGATGTGAATATAATTTAGTCAATAATACTTTTGGTTTACGCGATAGTAACAAACCTAGTTGTGCTTTCCCTCATGCTGAACAAGTCGTATTAGAATATTCAAAACCAGGAGATGATTTATTTATTAGTTATACTCCTTGTTATTTATGTACTCAACTAATACTTGAGAAAAAGATAAATAGAGTAGTTTGTTTTAAGCAGGGTAATCCTGATTACTTAAGTTTGTTAAAAAATAGTCAAGTAATAAACCAATAAAATGATTGAAGAAAAATCGTACATGGATTTATTAATTCAGTATCAACCTAAACCAGTTTCAAATCACAAAGAATACAGCCAATTAATTCACAACATAAATGACTTAATGACTAAAGACACTCTTACAAAAGTAGAAAGCGATTTGTTGGATTTACTAGTAACAATAGAAAATTGCTATATAGATCAGTTAGATACTGAGGAAGAATTGCTCAAGATAGAGAGTGAAATGGAGTAATAGCTATATGTGTAATAAAAACCAAGACTACCAAGACAAACATAATCAAGTCGAGAATATAATTGCTTTATCTAGGGCGTATCAAGAAGAAAAAGAAGACGCCTTGTTTAATCAACTATACGTAGACGACGAAAGATACA